TTGCGCTATCACAGGCAGCAGGCACTTCCGCTTAATTTTTTTATTGACGTGAGTAGGAAAAGAGATAAAAATAAAAATCAAGGAAAGTCAGACCTGTTAAAGGGTCTGGCCAGCCTTTCTTTGGAAGATATTGTAGGATTGCAGAAAACTCTTCCTACTTTGCTTCAATCCAAATTACAGCAGATGTCTCGTTCTGATGATTTGGAAAATCTTTTAAAAGCTAATTTGTACCTGGATAATGTCAATCAAAGACAGGACAATGTAAAGGCTGTGTTCTTTAATCCAGATGAAGCAAGTGATACGGGAAGAGGATATAAAGACCCTATGTTTTACGGGTCGCTTCCTTTTGAAGTACTTCGAAGGATGGGGGACATTTTTGTTGTCCGGGCTGTGGTGAATACCCGTGTTGAACAGGTACAGAATTTCTTGCATTTTTCAACAGATGAACAGAAAGAAGGTTACACTATCCGAAGAAAAAGAAATCCTTTTGAGAAACAAAGTACAGAACATTCAAGAGAAGATCAGATAAAGATAGCCTATATTCGTAAATTCTTGGAAGAAGGCGGTTTCCATGACAAATGGGAATCTTTTGATACATTTCAGGATTTTGGGAGAAAAGTTGTGTTTGACAGTTTAACACTTGATCAGCTTGCCTTTGAGATTGTAAGGGACAGATCATGGAATTTGGCGAGATATCGTGCCGTAGATGCTTCTTTGATCCGTTTCTTGGACAGTATTGACCCTAAGTTCCGAGACGAGTTTGAAAAGTACCGTTTCAAAGGTTATCTTCCTAAATATTGTATGGCATGGCAAGGACAGATCATGGAAAATCCTGTTACGCATGAAAGCGTGATCTTCTACCCCTGGGAACTTGGAATAGGTATCCGAAACAAATCCACTAACATTTATAAGAACGGGTATGGCACTTCTGAATTGGAAACTTTGTCCAGTATTATGACATGGATATTGTGGGGATTTGAATATAATGGATCGTATTTTTCTAAGGGGTCAAACCCGAAAGGAATCATAAATGTTAAGAATCCGAACATATCTCAATCTTCTTTGGATGAGTTCAGACAGGCTTGGCAACAGACTATGGTGGGTACACGTAACAGTCATAGAACGCCCATTATCAATGGGTTAGACCTCCAGTGGTTAGATTTGAGCAAGAACACCAACCGAGATATGGAGTTTAGCGATTGGTTAAAATTCCTGTTGGTTATGTCCTGTGCTGTATATCGTATCGATCCATCTGAACTTGGTTTTCAATTCAAAGACCAGACTAATATATTTGGACAAGCCGGCCAGAAAGAACGATTGCAGCACTCTAAAGACAAAGGATTGAAGCCTATCCTTGTGTTCTTGCAAGAAGTAATCAATTATTATCTTGTTTCTGAATTGGACGAAGATTTTGAATTTGTCTTTACAGGTGTGGATGCAGAGGATGAAGGTAGACAGGTTGAGATTGATGCAAAGAAAATTCAAAACGGTATGGTTTGTTTGGAGGATATTTTTGAAAAATACTCTGGACGTAAATTCAATCCCGAAACGGATACTATCCTGAATCAATCTTACCAGCTTCAAAAGCAAATGCAATTACAGCAAGCTATGTATGGTGGAGAAGCGATGAATGAAGAAGTGGATCGTCAGATAGCTTCGGAAGAAAAGGAAGATACACAAAAATCTTTCAGTTCGAATCCTATCATGGATGCTGCTATGTCTTACATTGAGAAGAACTGGGGGGAATCGTGAACGTTCGATATGTAAAGAACATAAAAGTCGAGAAAATGCCGTTGGTGTCAAATATACATCATCATGCTGACCCTATGCGCTATCCTAAAGTACAAGAAGGTTATGAAGGGATGGCGCAGGTCATTTTCTCGACACAGATAAACAATATGTTAATGGATTTGACGAAGAAAATGGTTAGTCAAAAATCAAAGTAGGTCTATGTTATTCACACCGGAAGAAATACAGCAGTTGTTTTTCATTGTTGATTATCGTATTGCACGAGTGATTGCCGATGTATTGGGAAAAGATTATCTTTCCCCAGACGACATAGATGTACTTAAAAGGTTCGATTTTGACCTAAAGACAGAAATTCTAAAAATACCACCTTACTGGCAAGCATTCATATTTGGACGGTTAGCAGCCATACTTTCTCCTGCGCAGCTTTCTTCGCTTGATTTTAACGACTTAAAACAATATGTTGAAAAGGAACAATACCCGGCATTGACAACAAGGGAAAAGGCAGAATACAATGCGTCGGCTATGCGTTCTTATTCCTATATAAAGGGAATGGGAAATAAAATAAAGGATTCCCTTTCTTCCACCATATCGGAAGAAGAAATGAAAATAGCTGTTGCGGAGCGAGAAAGGGAAGTTGAAACAGCTATTAAAGAGGAACTTTCAGAAGGGGTTCTAAAAAGGAAATCCGTTCAGTCTATAGTAAGTGCACTTGGGCATAGATTGGATGAATGGAATCGTGACTGGGGACGTATAGTTGCTACCGAAATGGAGAACATTTTTCAGATAGGTACGGCTCAAATGATAATGAAAGAACATGGCATTCATGCTAAGGTGTATAAGCAAACAATGCCACAAGCCTGCCGGTATTGCTTAAATGCCTACACTACAAATGGCTATGGTTCTAAGCCAGTTATATTTGATTTATCCGAATTGATTGCTAACGGAACGAATATAGGCAGAAAATCAAAGGATTGGAAGCCTGTTTTAACAAATATTCACCCTTTTTGCAGATGCAACCTCCGTTACATTCCAGATGGTTATGAATGGGATGATAAAACACAATCTTTTGAACCTAAAAAAGTGGAAGATAAAGATCGTGTTGAGAGAAAATCAAAGGTGAAAATTACAGTAGGAACAAAATATTTCGAAGTATAATGAAAACAAGAACAATTTTTAATTCTGGCTATATCAGCATACCTACAGTGGATAGTTCAAAATGGATAAAGGATATTCAAGTGGGTGATGTAATAAGAACCACTTCCGGTTATAGGAGAGTGGTTAGGGTAACGCAGTTTGAACCATCATCTATACCTTGCGTTTTGGATGTGTGTTATATTACCGAGGACGAAACTCTTGAAAAGGGGTATCGGGAAGATGCGTTGCATAGGATAACGGAAAATTCTTTTGTTTTGTGTGATAACAAGGTGAAAAAGGCTAATAGGATACGACCAGGAGATGTTATTATGCTTAAAAATGGTTGCAAGGGCAAAGTAACCAACATTATACAGATACCTATTGATAATGTTTCGCAATATTTTTATAGTTTTGAACTTGATAAGCCGGACTTCTTTTTTGCAGATAATGTTTGCATCCCGGACGTAGTTTGCAGCAGTAATTCAAAATAAAATTTTTTAAATATGGCGTTGAATTTGAAAGCGTTACTTGGTTTACAGACGCAAAAAGAAAAAATAGATGAGTACAAAGGACTTCTTAAAAAGGAAAGAGAAATAAAGCAAGAGGTAGATTCACTTGCGGAGAATTACTCTTTACAGAAGTCTCAATACGATTCTTTGAGAGGTAGTGACAATGTGGAAGCCGCTATGAAGGCAGAGAGTTGTTTCAGTGAGTTCTTGAAACAGCAATCAAAGGATTTAATGAGTGTTTACAATAGAAGAAATTCTATCCAGAAGTCGATTGAGAGACTGGAAAACGATGAAGATTTTGCTGAAATGACAAAAGATATTCGTCAGCTTGAAAATTGCCGGGAATTATGGAAACAGGGTTTGATCAAGAAGTCTGTTTATTTTGATTTGTTCAAAGCAAAACAGGGAAAAGTTCGGTTTGCAGACGTGCTTGTTTTTAGAGGTGACAAACTTCTTATTTTGAATCGTGTAGGAGAAAAGGGTGCAGTTTCAAATGATTGGTGTATTCCGGGCGGACACGTTGACCCGGGAGAAACTTTCTTGCAAGCTGCCAAAAGAGAACTGTTTGAGGAAACCGGTATTGATATGTCGGAAGAGCTTCTGATACCGGTTGGCAAATATATTCCAAAGAAGAAGGACATTGAGATTCACTATTTCATGTGCTATATTGATCCTGATACTCCTGCAAACATTCTTGTGGATGGAGAGGAAGAAACGGGTAGCGAGTGGATCAATCCTCATACTGAACTTGATCTGTACAATTTCATTTTTGACATGAAAGACAATATCAAGCGTATTCTTGGTATTGAAGTGCCGGATGAATTTCAGTTGGTAATGAAATCTTTCAAAGAGGGTAAAATTTCAAAGGATGTGTTCACCTCCTATTGTGAAAAGAATCCTGAAAAACTTGAAAAGTCGGCAAACAAAACTTCTTTCACTCATGAAGAAAGAAAGGATTTGGCAAAGAAAGGTGAAGCAATGCCTAATGGTAAATATCCTATTCGTAATCGGCAGGATTTGAAAGATGCTATTCGTTTGTCCGGTAGTTCTTCTATGCCAAAAGAAGAAGTAAAGAAATGGATTAAGAAACGGGCAAAGGAACTTAATCTGGAAGATGAATTGCCGGAAGATTGGAAAGTAGAAAAAACTATGGATACGGCAGACGCACAGGTATTGCAGCGTGAATCTTTGAACGGTGAAACTAAAAACATTGTCCGTACAGAGGATGGTGTGGGAGAAGGTATCGAAAAAGCTATTACTTTTAAGAGAACCGTTTATGAAGAAAAAGAAATTGAAGTGGCAGAAGAACCGAACAAATATACTTATGGTGAGTTTCATGTAAATTTCTTTGACAATGATGGTGGAAAGGGAGATAAGTTTGCTGATTTTTTAGGTACGCTTCAAAAGGTGACTAATCTTTGTAAGCCTTTTTCCATTGTTATTAAGACAGAAGAAAACGGGGAACAGGAATGGAAATGGAACGGCAAGTTTCGTCTTGAAAATGTTACTAAAACAGAAAACATTCGAAAATCGACAGAAGACGAATTGTCCCCAGAAAACAGAGAAATTGAAGAAATTGAAAAGTCCAAAAAGACTGATAAGGGTATTTTCAACACTTATCTTAATTTTCTGGAAGGTGCTAAAACACGTCTTAAAAACATTCATTGGGGTGAGGAAGACAACTCCAAGCATGTTTACCTCGATGAGCTTTCAGAAGAAGTTTCAGAATTTGAGGATAAGATTGCAGAAGCCGGGCAGTCAGGATTTGGACGATTTAAAGATGGAGAAATTCAAGGGGACGAAGTGAAAGAAGATGATCCGGTTGCCATTTGTCAGATGATATTCGACAAAACGATTGAGTTTAGAAAAGAACTTGCTGAAAAAGACGAATATATTGGGGAAATAAGCTGGATTGACGATTTTCTTGCAACACTCAAACAGTCTAAATATAGATTGCAACTGCATTAAGGCGTTTGGAGATAGATTGCGATAATTATTAATAAAAGTTAAAATATTGGGTTCTTGCGATTTATCTCTAATTTTGCAGTATTTTTGAGTGTTACTAATACGTTTATTTCAATTTCAATCAATCAAAATGTTTGATAGTTTTAAATTATATGTAGACTTGGACTTGGAGAAAGCCAAAAGCGCGGTATCGGAACAACAGTCTCCGTATGCAAATATGGTATTCTCTGGTGTCGCTTCTGATTCTTCAAAAGACGATGAAGAAGAAGTGTTGGAGCCGTCCGGGTTTATATATGATAGATTTTTGAAATCCGGTTTATTTAATCTTGATCATCTTCCCACACGTTCACCTATTAACAAAAGTCGTTTTTGGATTGGTGAACCTATTGAAGCCTATGTGAAAGACAATAAGTTTTTTGTAAAAGGTAAATTGTGGGAAAAGTCGCCGGAAGCTCGTGCCTTTTGGGATAAGGCAATTGAAATGCAAGAATCGGGTTCGACAAGAAAACCGGGTATGAGCGTAGAAGGTAAGGCGTTGGAACGGGATAAGAAAAACCCTAAAAGAGTGACAAAAGCTCTTATTACAAACATTGCTCTTACAATGACACCGGTCAACACTAAGACCTATTTGGATATCGAAAAAAGTAAGGGTGGTAATGTGAATGATTTGTTGGAAATACAAAAATCAACTATTCTTTTTGAATATTGTACAGAAAACGGACTTGTCCAGATTGACAATAATTTCAAGGTGAATTTTCAAAAATCATATTCTTTTGATGTTGATGCTTTTTGGGAGATTTATCGTGCAGTTCAAGAAGGTAGGGTTGAAAAAAGTGTTTTAGATACATTCGTAGAAAAAGTTCGACAATAATTTTTATACATAATGTTATGGTAGACGTAAAAGAATTTAAAGACGATCCGTTATACAAGGCACTTGAAAATTCTGGTTTCAGTGCAGAAGATATCGCTACTATGGTGGAGAACGGAGATGTAACTTTTGAAAAATCGAAAAGTGTCGCCGATATGAAAGAATCCGAAAAGAAGGAGGACAAGAATATCGACAATGACAAAAAACACATTGACGATTTGAAGAAGGACGAAAAAGAGGATGAAAAAGACAAGAAGGACTTGAAAGAGGACATCAAAGAGAAAGAAGACAAAGTTGAGAAATCTTTCTCTATGGATGATATGAAGGCTTTCGGTGCTTCTTTGGCTGCTAACATCGTTAAGGGCATGACAGAAGTCATGAACGAACGTTTTGGCAATATTGAAAAGTCTTTGGAATCTTTCGGTGCGCAGACACCTTCTTTTAAGGGAGTGCAGACTTCTGCTGTTTTGGAAAAATCCATGAAGCCGGAAGTGGACGAAGATGGTAAGACACTTCTTTCTGTCACAAAACAACGTCCTTTGGTGATGGCAGCTATCAACAAGGCTGTTGAAAACGCCGGTGAAGAACTTGAAAAGTCGATTGGTGATGATGCTCTGATTTTCTTGGCAGACAGTCAGGCCGAAACCATTGGACAGGATTTGGCAAAATTCATGTACGAAAAGTACAACATCAAGTTCCAGAAGTAAGAAGTAATTCGATCGAATAAATATAAAGATTATAGAAAGATGGACTTGTATAACTATAATGATTTAGCTGCTTTTGGCGGTGCTGGCAATGTTGCCGATGTGTTGAAAGCAATGGAAGCCGGTTTACAGACCGGTATGCAATATAACGATCAGATTAACAATGGTGGTGGTCTGAAAGTTGAATCTTTGGATGCTTACATCAAGGTTTTGGCTAACCGTTTGAACCAGTTGGTTGTTTATAATGAAATGCCGAAACAGAGAATCGAAAATACGGTTCACCAGTACAACCAGTTGTACAAATACGGTGAAGAAATCGGTATCTTCAATCTTGAAGGTGAAACACCGGAAGAAACAGATACTCAATACATCCGTAAGTCAATCATCTCTAAGTTTATGGGCGTTACAGGACAGGTAACTGATCCGGCTATGCTTGCTAAACTTGCCGGTGGTATGAACATGTACACTCGTGAGGTACAGAATAAGACCACTTTGCTTTTGACTTTGATTGACACTCGTTTGACGGATGCTGATTCTACTTGTATCGCAGAACAGTTTGATGGCATCTTCCGTCAGCACATGATGGGTGTAGCTGCTACTGACCGTGGTTCTACGGAAGGTATGAGCACAGAACAGATTTTGGATGCTTACTATGGCTCACAGGCTGTGATTGATGCACAGAATGGTATCTTGACTGATGCTTTGGTTGAAGATGCTGCTGATCGCGTTGTAAACGTTTACAACGGTTATATCGACCGTATCGTTTCTGCACCGGTTGTGTTCAACAACTATGTGAAGAAATTCCATGAATCAAAACGTGTTGTTGTTGGTATGTCTAACAGCGTTGTAGGTGCAACAATGGGACAGTCTGTAAACGACATCATGACGCAGTTCGGTAAGGTTTCCGTTAAGAGCGACAAGTTCTTTGATGTTCGTCGTCCGATCAAGGCTTCTGCTACAGCTTCTTCTCCGAAGGCTCCGGGTGTTCCTGTTGCCGGTACTACCAAGTCTGTTGTTGTTACCGATACAAAGACCAACTTCGTATTACATGCCGGCTCTTATGGCTACTTGGTAACAGCTAAGAACCGTTATGGTGAATCTGCTCCTTTGAAATTGACGAATACTGCTCTGGCAGTTGCAGCTAATCAGTCTGTAGATTTGCAGTGGACAGCTCCAGTTGGAGGTGCTTATGCTCCTACTTGCTACGTTGTTTATCGTACTAAGAAAGTAACTGCTTTGACAGATACGACAGAATACTATCCTATCTTCACTATTCCGGCTTCTATGCTGGCTGCTGGATATGATGGTGCTGCTGCAACAAAAGTACGTGACCGTAACCGTATCATTGCAGGTACGAAGTCTGCTTTGATTTATTACAACGACAGTCAGATCAACGAATACTTACAGTTCGGTGACACTCGCAAACTTGACTTTGCTATCACTGCACCGTCTCGTAGATTCGCTATCTTGAATTACGGTACGCCGTGTTTGTACCAGCCGGCTAAGATTTGCCGTATTATCAATATCGGTGACGAAGGTTTGGGTGCTTAAAAGACAGTTGTCTTGGCAAATTAATAAGGGGGGAGGAAAGGTTTTATAACGCCTTCCCTCCCTATTTTTATTTATCAATAAATCATATTTCGTATGAAAAAGATTGTATCAACAGTATATAAAAACACTACCATTCAGTTTTTGAATGAGCTTGTGGAGTTTGAAAACGGGAAAGCCGAAGTAAAGGACGAAACTTGGGAATACATCAAAAATGGCGGTTTCTCCGGTATTGCTTTGGAAGAAGAAGCTAATACGCTTGAAAAGGAAAAATCTGAATCTGAAAAAGATACTGATGAAGCTCTGAAAGTTCTGAAAGAAGAATACGAGTTTGAAATTGCTCGTTTGAACGGTATTATCAAAGATAAGAACAAGAAAATCGAACAATTGGAGCAGTCTATTGACGTTTGGAAAAAAGAGGTTGAAAGACTGTCTAACGGTGGTCGGCCGAAAGAAACTGTGGAAGAACCGGTTAAAGAAGAAGCCGGCGCAACAGAAGAAGAAATTGCTTCTTTAAAGGAAGATATGTCTAAAATGACTTTTGAGGATTTGAAGGCACTTGCTATTGAAAACGGAATGAGTAAACAGAAAACCGGAAGATTCAAAGAAGAAAGTCAGAAAGACGAACTGATTGATGCTATAATTGCGTTACCTAAAAAGTAAAAAAGACATTTAAGTTATGCCGGGACAACTGATTTTTACAGTAAAGTATAAGAAAAATACGGGTTCTGTTATTTCCGTTGCGGAGATGTGGAACAATTACCTGTACGGTATTACCATACAAGCCGGTACGGGGACTTCTTTTTCTGATGAATCACTTAGAACTTATTTGAGTGCTGCACAGAGAGAGATCGAGAATTATTTTAATCTCAAATTTGTAAAGCAATTAGTTGAATCGGAAACACATTCTTATTACAGAACAGATTATTTCCAGCAATTTCCTATCATTCAAACTAACTGTCCAGTAAGGGTTCCGCTTGCGCTTACAGGTATGCTTAATAAGATGGAGCAGATTATTTACCCGCAAGGTTGGCTTAGTTGTGAGAAAGATATGGACGGGATAGGGAAACGAAGAATGAGTGTCGTTCCTACCGGTGCAAATTCGGTTAATGCAAATGCAGATGTTATTCTTACTGGAATGACTACGCAGATAGGCTTTCAACGGTTCACAAACATACCGGACTATTGGGACATTCAATATATAACCGGTTTTGATTTGGATAAAATGCCTGCCGATTTGATTAATCTTGTTGGTAAACTTGCTTCATTTGGACCGCTTAATATTGCCGGAGATATGATATTCAGTTTACCCGGTATAGCTTCTATGCACTTGGAAATTGATGGATTAAGACAATCTATCAACTCTACCGCTTCTGCTGAAAATGCAGGTTACGGGGCACGATTGAAACAGTATCAAAAAGAAATAGAGGAAACTGTAGGGCGGATAAAACTCGTGTACGATGAATTTAGGTTTTTAGTATTATAAGGAGGTGAATCATGGCAAAGAGTATTCTACAAACACCGGTTCCACCTTTGAGTAATGCAAGTCCTGAATTTATACGTTCAGAGTTTGATTCTGCCGTTTATTTGAAGGGGTATGAGGTGATATTGGAAAAGGCGTTAAGATGTCCTTGCAATGCACCGGACGCGCCTTTGGTGGATTGCCAGAATTGTTTCGGTACAGGCTATTTCTATATCAACCCTACAAATACTCATGCTCTTATAACCGGCATAAACGGGGATAACAATTATAAACGTTGGTCGGAAGAACTGATAGGAACAATTAATGTAACGGTAACAGATGTTGATAAGCCCAATTTAGGGTATTTTGATAGGATTACGATCCAGAAGGAATATTCTTATTTCAGCGAGAATCTTCCTGTAAGAACGGACGGAGAAAACTTTTTCGTGTTCACGACCTACAAACCATTATCCATATATAGTATTCATGTGTTTGACGGCTCAACAATGCCTTTAAGACAACTTTCAGTGGGAGATTACAAAGTAAGTGATGCGAATCCTTATTGCATAATTTTGACTGCTGATATGGCTTTAAACCCAGTTGTGAGCGTTTATTATCAGCATCAACTGGAGTTTCATGTATTGGATTTCCCACACGAAGTACGTGCTTCATGGAAAAAGAATAAGGAATCAGGACAATTGGAAAGAACAAGGCTTCCTATCCAGGCGGTAGCAAGAAGAACGCATTTGATAGTCTCTGAAAAACCTAATTTCGACGGTTCTGGCGTTATTTTGAACGATAACATACAAATGAAAGTGGTGGAATGATTTTACCGATAAACATAGATTTAGGTGATCTTGTGGAAGAGTTTAATCTTTCAGGGGATCAATCTGTGTTTTTAGGTTCTTCCATTATTGATGCGGTTGTCTCGGAATATCAACTTAGGTGGCAAAATCTTATATCAAGCGAACTTCATAAGACAAGGAATGAATATAAAAGGGGAGTTTTCATAGAAAGGGAATCCCCTTTGTCTGTTACATTTGGATTGACAAATAGAGAATCTTCTATTCCTTTAATGATAGAAGAAGGGCAACCACCTTTTGATGAAAAAGAAGGATTTAGAAATTCCCCAAAAAGAAAAGAAGCGGAAGGTGGAGGTTGGTACATTGATATTCCTTTCCGTCACGCAACTTCGGAAGCGGTAGCGGATTCTGGATTGTTTTCAACTATAATGCCTCAACAGATTTACGATGCAGTTCGAAAGACAGGAAGACTGGGAATTGGAAATTTACAAGGAAGGTTTGCCGAAAAAGGAGAGAGGAAAGAGATAAACAGGTTGGGAGTAAACAAACCATCTTACATGCACAAAGCTCCTATTTATCAAGGACTAACAAAAGTAAGCATTGCTTCTACTTCAAACGAGACAAGAAGCGGTTACTTTACATGGAGAAGGGTAAGTGATGCTTCTGATCCTAACAGTTGGTGGAATGGTGGTATTATTCCATATAAGCTCATGAACAAGGCTCTTGAACAAGCTAAAATAGATGTTGTCGCGGATAGGGTTATAAACGAATTTTTAAAGGCTATTTAGTTATGATACAGATAGTTAAAATAAAAAAGATTGTAGAAAGTTGTTTGGAATATGTTCAGACTGACTTTGAAAGTAAAAACAATGAAAAGGATTCTTTCTTGTATAAGGTGTTGGGAGACACGCAGGATGGCTCTTACAACTTCTATGAGCAGGCAAAGAATTTGTTTTTGCGGAAAGAAACAAACCCTAACAACATAAAGGTATTGCTGGAATATCCGAAGGACAGAGCAGGACTTCCATCTTATGTGATTCGTGAACCGGGAAAGAAAAGTGGTATCGCTAATTCTATAGGTAAGATAGAATCTTTTATGGGTGGCGTTCCTATGTACAGAGATACAAGACAGTATGGACTGGAAATTATGTGTTTTTCTGTAAATATGAACGAATCAATTTTGATGTCAGAAATTTTGTATGCACTTTTACTTGGTTCTTGGGATTTATTGGCTTCTCAATTTCTTAAAATAGAGTTTTCCATGAAAGAACTGATGATGGAGAACCATTTGATGCCAACTCCTATTTTTATCCGTTCTATCGGATTGGAATTATCTTCGGAAGAAATAGCTCCAGGGCTTGTGGACACTACTTTACTTGGAAAGATCCTCTTTGGAAAGGTCAACCAAGTGGATAGTATTGCTCTTGGTGATTCGACTGCTACAGATGGGCTTCCTGGGGTGGAATCGGAAATTAAAGGCAGTTGGTAGTATGTTGATTGAAAAATGATTACCTTTGGAAAACAAATTTGAAGAAGGGAGTTTATACAACCATCTAATTATTTGGAGAGAATAGAGGGAATAAAATCATATAAATTCGATGAATAATTAATTGAAAATCAATAAGTTATGAGTACATCTTTTATTTTCAATAACAAACAAATAACTCTTCCTGGCGTTTATAGTCGAATTACAACGTCAGAAACAAGCCCTGCGAGAACACTTGACTATTCAAAGACGATCATAGTTGATACTGGGGTTTACGGTGCTAACTGGTGCGGTGGTTCTGGCGTGGCTGGGGAAAACTATCAGAACTTGGATGCAGTTTATAGATTTGACACATTGGCAGAGTTCCGTTCTTTCATGAAAGGCGGCATGTATTGGAAGATTGCAGAGGCACTTTTTACACCGGATTATTCAAACCCTGCCTCTACTGGCATTTCACAGCTTTTGTTCGTTAGAGCCGCACAGACAGCTTCTGCAACTATCACTTTTGCAACAACGGCAGGTGGAACGTTTGAAGTTAAAACTTTGGACGAAGGAAAGGGAGCAAATGGTACACTTTCGGAAGCTGGCAATCTGATTACTGGTTATGGCGTTTCTATTGTGGCAGGAGAAGATGATCCTGAAAAATGGATCATGAAGTTTTACGTTGGCTCTTTTACCGGTTATGCAGAGGATGGTTATCCTATTGGAGAAACACCGGAAGATCAGGCAGCACCTACTTTGGTATTGCAGTCGCCTGAATTTAATAATATTCAGACTTTGATTGATTGGGCTAAATCAGACTCCAATTTTGCGAATTTGTTTGTTTTGACAGAGAATGCAAAGAAAGAAGGTGAAGGAACTGTAGCGGAAAACGACGTAACAACGGCACTTGCAGGAAAGAAATTCGCACTTGCAAAAGGCGGTACGGAAACTTATAATGCCGATTACATGACACAGGCTCTTGCTGCTATCACAGGGTTGGATTATAGTTTTGCTCTTACAGATCAGTTTGGACAAAATGCGGATTCTGCGTTACAGAAACAGTATATTGCCCACATGAACAGCCAGGCAAAATACACCCATTTTTTGTTTGTTGGAGGATATGCTGATGCTGCTAATTTCTCTAAATCACTTGATTTGGCAAAAGGCTTTAATAGTGAGCTTGTCCAGTTGGTACATGGAGGCGCAGGCATGACTTCCGGTATTACAGGTGTAAAAACACGTTGGTGGGGTGTAATGTATAATTTGTGTTGTATCTTGGGAAGAACAGCTGGAAAACCGCCTTATATTCCTGTTACAAACAAGACGATCGGTATTGACAAATTACAGCATACTTTGAGTGAAGTTGAAAAAACGAAGGCTTTGGATGCTGGTATGCTTGTGACGGTTTACAATGACTACACTAACAATTTTGTTGTGTTGCAGGGTGTGAACACTTTGCAAGACAACAAGGTGCTGTTCAATTCCAACGGACAGAGCCATAGTATTCAGTTCATGCGTATTGTCGCACAGATTAACAAGGAATTGGTTGTAAATGCTTCTATTGATCTGCTTGGACAGGAAAATGGTGTAAATGTCAATACTTTGTCTGCCGGCGCAGTGAAGGACTGGACGGTTGCTTATTTGCAATCCAGAGTAGCAACGGAAGCACAGGATAACTTGCTTCTTTCTTTTAAAGATGTTGTCGTAACAAGACAGGAAGATGCTTGGTTTGTTACTTATAAGATCGTTGTCAACAATGAAATCAATAAGTTGTTCTTTACAGGCTTCTTAATTCGTGGATAATAATTCTAAAAATATAGAATATCATGCAGACATTCAGTGCACCTATGGCATATATCAAGATCGGCAACGAAACAGCCGGTTTTGTTAGAAATATAACTGTACAGGAACAAATTAACCGTGTGGATGTACAGGGATTGGGTAGTTTGCCTATTCAGGAAATCCCGCCGGTTTCCTACAGATGTTCGGCAACGGTAGATCAGTTCTTCTTGTCTTTCAAAGCTCCGGTGGTGGAAGCGATGATTCACCGTCTGGGGACTTTGCAGGAGGTTTTGGACACCCTTACATTTGCAGAGCAAGGATTCTCTATTATGATTTATAAGAAATTGGTTCAGAACTTTGATGATGCTCGTAAGATGGTGACGCAGGTTGACCCGACAGGTCAGACGGTTGCTCTTTTAACTCCGTGTTTCATTGAAAATCAGAATTGGCAGTTGCAGGAGCAATCTGTTTCAAGTTTTAATGTTAACATACGTTATCTTAACCCGATTGTAACTGCTGAATATTAACTACATTTAACAAGATAAGTTATAAAATTTGTTAATATAAGGGCTTTGGATTGATTTTGTAAGAATAAAATAAGTTGCTATATTTGCTTCGTTGCTGTGAAGCAATTACATTCAATCTTATTATTCATAATAAAGGAAGGTGGGCGTTTGTCCACCTTTTGTTTTTAGAAATTATTATTATTTTATTTGTTTGGATTGTAATTTTTACTATCTTTGTGGCGTGTATTAAAAATTCAAGGTGATTATGAGTAGTAGATTTAAAAGTTTAGCTGATCTTGATGCTGCTTTTCCTACAGAAGAAAGTTGCGTAAGATTTTTGGAAGCCCTTAGATGGGAAGATTCTTATCCTATTTCTCCTTATAGTAGAGGAGCTAAGATTAGGATTCGTGGTAATGAGTATATTTGTTGCGATACAAATAAGGCTTTTGATGTAAAAACGAAAACTATCTTTTTTAAGACATCAATTCCGCTTATAAAGTGGTTTAAGGCTTTGTGGCTGGTTTTGTACGATGATACAATAAATTCTGTTGAAATGGGCAGAAAATTGGAAGTAACTCAAAAAACAGCTTGGGAGATGATGAGACGAATAAAATTTTGTTTAACTAATTCAAATTGTAAATGATATGATTAATAAGATTGAGTGTAAAGGTGTTCTGCAATTAGGCGGTATGTCGATTTCTTGCTATGTTCTTGAAAACGGAATGAGGGTTTTGTCGGGGAGAGGTATGCAAGAAATTTTAAGAATAACGGACGAAAAACAAGGTGGGACGAAATTGCCTACTTTTTTAAACAATTCTACAGTTAAGCCTTTTATTTTTAGAGATTTAGAGCCGGGACGATTTCAGCCTTTAGATTGCTATCTTGGGAATCAAAAGGTAAATGGATATGAAGCTACTGTGTTGGTGGATATTTGTGATGGAATGCTTGAAGCAAGAAAGCATATTGAATTGAGTGACAGACAAAAAATAATTGCAGATCAATGTGAAATTTTGGTTCGGTCTTTTGCCAAGGTTGGAATCATATCTTTGGTAGATGAAGCTACAGGTTATCAATATGACAGAGAGAGGTTTGAGCTTCAAAAAATCCTTAACGCCTATATATCGGACGAAATATTGAAATGGCAACTTACTTTTACAGATGATTTTTATAAAAATATATATCGTTTATGGGGGTTGCCATTTATTCCTAAATATATTAGAAACAAGCCTTCTTTTATTGGAAAGCTAACAAACAAATATATTTATGAATTGCTTCCGCAGGGTGTTGTAGATAGAATAAAAGAAAAAACGGGCAAAACTTCAAAGGGGAATTGGAAATATAAGTGGCATCAATCTTTGACACCAGAAATAGGGAGAGAACATTTGAAGAAGCAGATTATAGAAGTTACAACATTGATGTCTGTTTCTCAAACGAAAGAACAATTTGACGATCTGTTCCAATTGAAATACAAAACACCTCCTATTCAGTTACAGACAGAATTTGAAGAAAATTCAAAAGAAGAAATTTGTGATGAATTTGATTCTTCTATGAGTAAAATCATAAGGACTTCTTTTGAATCAAATAAAGAGAAAGGGAATGAGTAATTTTTTCAGAAAGCGGAATGAAAATTCCGCTTTTCTCTGTTTTATATGTATATTTGTGCGTATCAATCAATTAATCATAAAAACAAAGTATGGGAACAAAAGAAATTACAGTAAAAGGAAGAAAGTACGAGATTCAATTTCCTAATGTAGGACAGTATTACCAGATCGAAGTAAACAAACAAAGACTGGGGAAAGGGAGTTACAACTCATTGATTGGCAATCCTACTATTACAGCGCAGCGTGCGTTGGATATGATTGATGTTGAGGCAACTTTATCCGTTCTTTGTCCGCAGTTGGTTGCGGATTTGAAGGTAAAAAGTTTCTCGGAACTTGGATTGAAAGATTTTAAGGAGATCAGCGATATTTACATGAACGAGGTGTTCCCTTTCTTGAAAGAGGCTGAAAAAATACTTTCTTCTGTGGACTGATGAACCGGGAAGAATATAGGAATTTCGTCATAAAATGGAATAACACTTTCCCTATTGACAGGTGGTTTAGGAACAAGCACAATATTCCTTTTCTTTCGGAAGAACATAAGAAGTGTGATTTCTTTACTGAACTTATGGAGTTCGAAGAAGAAAAGGCATTTTATGAACTTAGTCAAGAAAAGAAAGAAAAAGAGGAAAGAGCGCAAGAATATATCCCCAATATCGGGGATTGGTTGAAAGCACCGGAAGGTGAAATTTCGGAACAAGATACTGCCTTCTATGAAGATCAGATGTTTAAGATGATAGAGATGGAGCAAAAGGCAAAAGAAAAAGGTAAGGAAAATGGCGGATAATGAAAAAAGACTTAGGGTGTCGGTGGATGTCTCTCAACTTAGGTCGGTCGGGAGAGATGTCGAGAATATGCAGCGAAGAATAGTCGAGAACAACAACGACATTATTCGTCAGCAGAACGACGCACTTAACCAACTTAGGGAGCAATTGAACCTTTTGGGACAGCAAAATTCCGAAAAGGGTAGGCAGACTGCAACACCTACGCGTCCAGTTGTCCAGCCTACACCACAACCGGAAGGAGAAGATCAAGAAACTGCAACACCTACACGAAGGAGAAGAAAAAAGCAACCGGAAGCGGACATTTCGGGAGAAAGAGGTGGATCCTATCAAGATAGAGGAACAAGAGCTATCGACTTGTCAGCTTTGCTTGGTGTAAATCAAGAAGGCTTTCGTGATATTGTGGAAGCCATTTCTTCCGGTAATAGCGATTTGTCTGATATAACAAAGCAAATTCTTCAAAACGTGCAAGCCGGCACAAGAGCTTTAGAAGCCATACAGGAAGGTATTTTTTCTATAGATGAAACTTTGTACAACGGAAGGGGTACACCTGGCGGAGGTTCAGGAATACAACCTATTCCGGTTCCCACCCCGACACCGGTAGACAGAGAGCCAACTACTATTACAAGGGAAAGACAAGAAAATGTGGAAAGAGGCAGCGATAGAAGCACTGCTACCAATATCGCAACAAGGGTTATTTCCGGCGTAGGAGCCACTTTCCAAAGTCCGGCTGCTATGGGTGGCGGGATTATTTCTTCTTTAGGCGGAATTTTAGGGGAAGGACTTTCTTTAATCCCCGGTGTAGGAGGATTTTTAGGCGGAGTTACAACGGCTATTGCAAATGTAGCTGCTGGTATTTTTACGACTTCTGTAGAAAAAGCTATGGAAGCTCAAAAAAGAACTATAGCCTATTCTCAAACAATGGGAACAACTGCCGGACAATCTATGGCTACGGCTTTCAGAGAGGGTAGCTACGCTTCTTCTGCTTTGGGAATGAATGTAGGTGAATACATTCAAAGACGTGCTGAACTTATTCGTGCCGCCGGCGGAAAAGAAGCAACCGTAGCACCTGTACCGGAAACACAAAGTTTGATGGCTGTACAGCGTTTATACGGTCTTAGCGATCAGTCGGTAATGGGAATGCAAGGAGCAATGCGTTTTGCCCGTACAGAGGAAGGACAAACAGCTTCTTCATCTGCTATTATCCGTTCATTTGAGCAGACAATGAAACAGCTTCAAATTCCTCTTAGTGAAATTGCTTCTACTATGGATGAAAGCATGACTACTTTTATCCGTTCTGCTGACGATATTCTTTCTCGGACAGGTGAGATAGACGCAGCAAACATAGCTGCTATCATGCGTGCCGTTCGTTTGCAAACAGGAATGGAAGGTAGACAGCTTGAACGGGTACAGGAATCTTTTATGGGACAAGGGATTTCACAGGACGAGGTGACACAGACACTTTTGTTTAGGGCAGCTCAGCAAGCTACCGGTTCGACAACTCCTTCTGAAATTCTTGCTGCTTTGGATGATTTGACAAAAGGGAAAGGCGATGAAAACGTAATGAAGCGTTTTCTCGATGCTTTAACGCAAATGGCGGGTGGAAGTCTGGAAACACTTCGTCACTTGATGCGGGGTGCTTTTACGAAATTGACCTACACGGATATCAATGCACTTACGGAAACAGGAACGCTGGATTACAAAAAAACGTTTGAGATGGTCAAAGAATCAAGCCAAGCACTCCAAGCGCAGAACGACCCGACAAACAGATACGCTCCTACTGCTGCCGAAAGAACTGTTACGGCAGGAGAAAAGATGATGTCAGCCTATGAGAATAAGATGATTGGTATTGGGGAAGCGAATATAGATAGATTAGGTAAGATATTGAATGCTATAAATGGTATTTATACTCATTTTGCTAACGATGGTTTAACGCAAGATATAAAGAAGGCATCTGAATTTTTGCTTTCTAAAGATTCCGCAACGTCTTCTTCTGTTTCAAAAATTGCTTTTGGGGGATGGGCGGGATTATCGTCAGAAATCCTTCTAAGGGTTGCTGCTGCTTGGGCAAAAGAAAAAACGAAGGAGGAATAATCTATGACACAGGACAAGAAAAATAAGAAAGAACAAAGTACGCCACCAGTTTATCCTATTCCGGCATACAAATATTCAACCGTACAGGATTTTATAAATGTATGGCAAAAGCATGTTCCTATCGGTACAAAAAGATATACGCCTTCTGATTTGATGAAGGTAAAGAACGAAAAAGGTATTTCTAACCTTGATATTATTTGGGGAACGTATGATAAGGAAGAACAGAATAAATATAAAAGTGATTACGATTCTGGCACGTTGCCTTATATAAAGCAAGGAACAACTGTATTTTGTCCGAAAGGAGATACACCTATTTCTCTTGTAAAGGCAGCAAAAGAAGGGCAGTTTGTTTCGCAGCAGAATTTTAAGGCTTATTGGGGAGATAATTACGAAGAACTGATAAGCGATGAAGAATATTTGCCCGATACAAATGTGACTTCTGCTTTGGATGGAACGGGTGTGAACGCCAAAATTATCTCCATGAATGTAAGGATATGGATTTATGTAAAGTCCATTGATAAAGTGATTGATTTATCTCCTTATGTACTGCAAGTGGTTACAACCAAATCCAAACAAACAGGGGAGTTCAGCGTTTTACTTGCACCGTTTTACTTCAATGGAAGCTCGTTCAAATTTGGGGATTCTGTTTTGGAGCAGTTTAATGTGGTTTCTAATACGGGAGCACAGGTAAAACCGTTCCAAGAAAAGTTTATTCAGAATAACGATATTGTTTTTATACGTTTTGAACGTCTGCAAAAAGAAAAAGATAAAGGAGAATTGGAGACAGGGAAACGTGTAGAGCTTGAAATTCCTATTTCCAAAGTGGCGAGAAACAATATTTGGGATATGATAGGGTTTGTGGATACTTGTACTACATCTTACGAAGCGCAAGGAAACACTAAATCTATTACAATAGAAGGTCGTGATATAAATAAATTGTTTTCAGATGATGGTTGCTATTTCATTCCTTTACTCAATGTAACCGATACGTTTTCTCATTGGTATGAGATGAATGAGGATAGTATTTGGTTCAAAAGAAATGTCCTTACAGGTGCATTCTCTAATCTTTTATGGTCATACCAAATGAAACCTATTCGGGAATGTATTTGGTTCATTGTGAATGTGATGTCTAATATAGGGGTAGCGAAAAACAATGTATTCGATTCATGGCAGGACAAAAGAACAAAAAGTTACGACTTGAGTGTTAAAGAAAAACAGTCGGTAAACGGTATTTGGCAGATATTCAAGGTATTTGTGGAAGATGTGCTTGAAAAAAGGGTGCTTATAGATTCATCTATCGCTAACCCGAACGGTACGCTTTTGGAATATATGAACAGAGTTTGTCAATTTCCTTTGGTTGAGTTTTATTTTGATACTTACGTCAACACGATAGACCTTGTTGTAAGGCAACCACCATTTAACAAAGATGCTATTTTGGGTGCATATAAGAACGGGCAGTATATCACAGTTAAGACTGAAAATACATACGGATATGATTTGTCTTATGATACGAGAAGTTATTCTTGGTATCAGCTAAGGGTAATGAGTAATCATGCAGGACAGAACAATACAACAAGTCTTGCTTTTGTCCCTATTGTGTATTTGAGTGAGTATGCAGAGGTTTTTGGAAATAAGAAAATGTCCTTTACGGATCAATATTTGAATTACAAGGAAACAGAAGGTACGGATGCAACCCGATCTCTTGCAAATTTCCAAGCAGCAGCGACAAATGATTTGATTTACATTATGGAATCAACAGCTTATTTGCCGTTTACAAGAACGGGAACTATTACGATTAATGGGGATAGAAGAATAAAGGTTGGTACGTTTATTTATTTTGAACCGACAAACGAGTTCTTTTATGTTTCTTCGGTTGTTAATAACGTTTCGTTTTTGGATGGTAATTTGCAAAGACAGACGATTGTGCAAGTGGAAAGGGGTATGTATATGCCGATCCTTTCCAATTCTTTCTCGAATGTAAAGGATCGGAAAGACAATGCAGGGGAAGAAAGCAAAGATGTCAAACCGGATTATTTCAAATTGATTGATTTGACGGAAATAAGGAATGTAGCAAAACAGGCGGAGGCAGGAAAGATAGCAACACTTGTCATGCCTAAAGTGGATAAAGATCAGTTCGATTATTTTCTTAACAGAAAAATGTTCAGTTAATTATGGCAGGAGGAAAGGTAAGAAAATTAAACGGTTCTTCCGAACCCATTTCATTCGGGTTTATAGTCATTCCTAACGGAGTGGATAGGGATTTGTATGTGGAAACTTGTTTAAGGAGAGGTCGTGTTTCTGTCATGGGAAATGGGGGAGCTTTCTTTCGGGATATTTATATAACAAATGAAGTTTTGGCTAATATCGAGTTCCCGGAGAAAGAAAATGAACAAGGGTCGGCTGTAGTGATAGCGAGCAACCCGTATGACGGTGTTCCTATTGTGATAGGGAGCTATCCGAGAAATGATCAGTCTCCTATGTGGAAAGAGAATACATTCCAGTTCAGAAAGACAGTAGGGAATGTGACTGCATCCTTATCGGTTGATCCGGCTAATAATGCAGTAATTGTTTCTATCAATTCTCCTAAAAAAGCATCCGTAAAGGTACTTGCTACAGGATCAGAAGAATCTGAGGTAATTGTTGAATCCACTGGAAGCGTGAATGTGACCGGAGGAACAAATGTTTCCGTAAAGGGATACACACAGATAGAGGCAAAGGTTGTGAATCCAGAAAAACCGGAAGAAGAGGAAAGAAAAGTCTCTATGGATTTGGAAAAGGTTTATTTTCATTGGAAAACGGAGGAAATGGAACAATCTTTGCAAGTGGACAATTCCGGTGTATCGGTAAAGATTGGGGAAGATGTACAAAGCACGATAACGAAAGAACAGTTAGATTTGAAAACGGGAGCATCTACTTTGAAAATGAACAACGATATTATTGAGTTCAATGGTGGGGGATTGAAAGGTCTGGTTGAACTGGATAATCTTACAAGTAAATTGAATGGTTTTGTAAATACATTCAATTCCCATACCCACAATGTTCCGGCAGGTTCATTTCTTGTTGGAGCAACGGCTGGCGTGCCAAGTCCCGCTCCTGTTCCCGTTACATCTCCCATGCAATCGGCGCAAAGTTTTGTTGCTTCTGATTATGAGAATGAAAAGATAACACAGGGTTAGGATATTGGGAAGAAATTCGTACTTTTGAACAAGTTAAAATTATAAAGCCGTGGCAGTTTTGGATTCAGTGGTAAAAACAGCGAAATCGACACTTAAAAATTTGGGTCGCTCCATGATGGCAGCGCAGTTCCCGAATGATTTTGAAGTGTATATGTGTTCTTTGGAGTTGGCAGATTCCAAAGGGAACACAATTGATGTCTTTACTTTCCCTATCAGCCCGGAGAGTATAGATAAGAGTGAGCCTAAAAGAACTACGGTAGTCAACACGGCAGGAGGCATAACAGTACTTACTTCTCCTGTTTTTATGCCGCAGACAATTACGATAAAGGGAAACTTTGGAAGGACATTCAAGATTCTTTTAAGCGGTTCTGATAGCGTTTCGTTGACAGGTGCAGCTTTTAGTATCTCGGCAGGAAAGCGTTATCTCTATCAATTACAGGGAAAATCTACAAGTTCTCTCACTATGCCTTCCTTTGATGCCGGCATCAAAACGGGATATGGTTGTATCAAGATATTACAATCTATCATAGATAAAAGCAACGGAGTGGACGAGAACGGGTTTCCCATGAAACTTTTCTTCTATAACATGGCACTTGGAGAAAGCTATCTTGTTACGATTCCACCGCGTGGCGTTAATTTCAGTCAGAGTATATCAAAGAATATGATATGGGAATACAATCTTGAAATGACTGTTATAGCTCCTTTAGAAGCGGTTTCGGGAACAAGTGGTAGTAAAGGTTCGCTTTTGGAAATGTGCGCCTCTAATGTGATACAAAAGGGCATAAATGAATTTGCAAGTTCAATCTCTAAAGGTTTGTTGGGCAATGGATGATGCTTTCGAAAAATTTTACAACGTAACGGGATATGATATAAAGTCATATTTCCAGAAGTTTGTTGATTTCTGTGCCAACGATTATCCTCTTATTGTGGACTATTATAGTAATGGTGGGGAGATGGACAAGGATTCTTTTTTGCGCCTTGTGGAACTTGTGAGAGAATCGGAAACGATTGAGCCTTTGTTTATTCTGCATGAAAATACTCTGGACGATATTTCCATGTGGGATATTCTGGACAATTTTACGGAAACGCAGACAAAACTTTCCACTATTAAAAGTTCTGCAAGGTGGCTTAGAAGTTCTTCTTTAGACAGGAACAATACTTTGCAGATGGAAAAGACACTTCGGACAGGTGAGCGTTTTGAAGATGTGGCACGTCAGCTTAACAGTTCCAACCCAGAAGATGATTGGATGAACATTACAATACCGCAGTATATAGAAGAAACTGATTATTCGTTCTCTGATGGAGGAAACAAGTTCTATATCAATCTAAAGAACGCTGGGAATAATTATCTTGATACTGTTGTGGATGTACTTGTGGGAGATAATATCTTGGGACGTGACATAGATGTGAATTTTGTCTTTGAGAATGACGATTTAAAGATAGTGATAGGCGATGATGCGATCCGACAGGCTTTGGATACTATTCTTTCTTCTCAAAAAGGTGCTATACCAGAGTTTAAGGATTATGGAATTGCAAATGAGTTCATAGGAACAACGGTGAACGCAATCCAGTACCCTTCTATTTTTAAGGATGTAATGAATATGTTCCAAAGGGATTCAAGATGGGACTCTGTGGAGTTGATGGATGTAAAAAGAGAGGAAGATGCCGTGTTCCTTTCTTTGCAATGTAAAACGGTAACAAAGAAAGATTATTTAGTAAATGTTCCTATATAATTGATATTCAGATGATTACAAAAACAAGTGCAACAATAACCAATCTAAAGAATCTTTTTATAGAGATGTTTTTAGATAAGACAGCTAAGGTAAGTAATGTAGCTGACGGTTCGGTTGTGAATGCTACGGCATTCGGTGTAGCGAAAGTTGCTCAAAAGGCAATGAAGGATATTGCCATAAAGGAAGCGCAGATATTTCCAGATACAGCTACAGGCGTTTATCTGGATAAGGCTGCTGCTTTGTATGGTGTCAGCCCGCGTAAAGGTGCTTTGGGTTCTTCGACATATATAAGGGTATCTGCTAATCCAGGTACAGTATATGATACGTCTGTTACTTTTGTAAATAAAAATGGTATTCGTTTCCAAGTTGACGAAGCATTGACTGTAGGGGAAAGTGGTTACGGATATGTAAAGGTAAGAAGTATCAACGCAGGGTATTCCACAAACGTACCGCCTAATAGCATTACTAATGTTTCTCCGCATCCACAAGGTCATATCGAATGTACGAATGAATATTATGCTATTGGAGGACGTGATAGTGAGGATGATGAAACGTTTAGAATCCGTATTAAGAACAATCTGAATATCCTTAGCAAGAACACAATAGAATACTGGACGCAGACACTTAGCAATATAGATGATCGTGTTTTGAAGGTGATGAGTGCCGGCCTGGACGAAAAGGGCATATATAATCTCTATATTGTCTTACAGAACGGCATTTTCTTTACCGAAGAAGAACTTGATACACTTCTTGAAAGCGCACAAGGATATTTTGGTATTTCAGAACTGAATATTGAAGGGAAAGTAGTTGGTATTGGTATCAAGAATATTGATTGGTTCTATGTGGGTTCAGAAAGGGGGTTGGATTTCCGTGTTCAGCTTCAACCGGATTACGATGTGTCTACTGTGCGTCAGAACATACAAGTGAACCTTACTAAATATCTTGATTTTCGTTTTTGGACACCTGGAAAAATCGTAGAATGGGACGATTTGCTGGATATTGTAAAAAAGACCGATGGCGTAAAATATGTGCCGGACGAGTATTTCTTTCCGTATTACGATCAGCAAGTCCCGGCAAATCAGCTTCCGCGTATAAGGGGGTTTGTGATGCGCGATCAAGACGGAAATATTTTGTACGATTCTGATAGCAACCTCTCTCCGTTGTTTTACCCGTCTGAACCGGAGGATTTGTTTGTAGGCATCAACGACAGCTCACTCAACCTTTATCAAGAGGTTTATTTCAATGTGACAGATTCGGAAGGTGGCACTGTGGAAGGTGCAAATATTTCTATAGGGAACAATGCTGTTATAACAAATGACAATGGGCAAGCTATTATCCAACTTGCAAACGGACAGTATGAATATATTGTTTCCGCTTCGGGATATATCCCCGTAGAAGGAATGTTTGTAGTGTTGAACGGTAGTGTTTCCATTGATGTACAAATGGTTTTAGCTCCTTATACGGTCACTTTCCATGTGACGGACGAAAAGGGAGGGGTTGTTCCTTATGCAAATGTAATGATGGATAACAGAACAACCACTACCAATTTGCAAGGTGTGGCTTCTTTGTCCGCAAGGAACGGGAACTATCCCTACACTATTGAAAAGTTGGGATATGATGAGTATTCCGGCAGTGTAGTTGTGGATGGTAGAGATAAAGAAGTATATCCTGAATTGGAATTTAAGGTATGGACGATTACTGTCATTGTAAAGGATAAGGAAAATCAGCTTATACCGAATGTCATTGTAAAGGTGAACAATGGAGAATATCTTACGAACCAGCATGGAGAGGCGGAAATACCACTTGTAAATGGTGAATATCCTGTAACAATCGAAAAGACAGGGTATGATACTTTACAGGGGGAAATTAAGGTCAACAACCAGAATGCGGACGTTACCTTTGAGATGGATTTCTTTTTATACAATGTGGAATTTAATATTTCGCAGGTAAATCAGGGGAATCCGGCAGAAGGAGCTACAATCAAAATAGAAGGACAGCCGGGAGTATTGAATGTAAACGGTTCTGGACAAGCTACTATAAAATTAAAGAGTGGAAATTACAGCTACACCGTGCAGAAAAAGGGATATGATGATTTGACCGGATCGTTCAACGTAGAAGGACAGGATACATTTATTCAAAGAACCCTTGTATTGAAACATTATAATGTGGTTATCACTGTTCTTGACAGTGATAACAGTAGTCCGGCACAAGGAGCAGCAGTAAATATCAATGGCTCTTCTTATCCTACAAATGAAAGAGGGCAAGCTGTTGTAAGCCTTCAAAACGGGACATATCCTTATACCGTAACAAAGTCGGGATATTATGACGGCAGTTCTTCGGTTACTGTTCTTGACAGTGATAACAGTAGTGTAATAAGTTTAAAGGCAAGACTTTACAATGTCATAATGACGGTAAAAAATCCATTGAAAGAACCTATTAAGGGGGCTACAGTGGAGATAAATGCAACGTCTTATCAGACACAGGATAATGGTGAGGTGTCCTTGCAGTTAAAAAATGGTACATATCCGTTTACGGTGGTTGCCAATGGTATGGACGATTATTTAGGCGAGCTGGAAGTTGTAAGCGCAGATATTCTGTCTTTTCCTGTAAATATGGAGTACAAGAAATACGATATTGTATTTACTGTACAGACAGATGAAGGTGTTGCAATTGAAAACGCTAATATTCATATCAACGAAAAGGACTATCAGACTTCGCAGGGTGGTTTGGTAACGGTTCGTCTTTCTGACGGGCAGTATCCTTATACGGTAACGAAGGAAGGTTATGTTCAGACACAAGGTAATGTGGAAGTTTCCGGTAGCAACAAGAACGTATTAGCTCAACTTACCCCTATATCATATAATATTACGTTTGTAGTAAAAGATAACATGGCTTCGCCCAATCTTTTGCAAGGAGTGTCTATTGATATAGAAAATGAGGACAAGACAGTTACCACAAATGCGTCAGGAGAAGCGATAATCAGTCTAAAAGCTGGTAAATATACCGCTTCATTCATGAAGAACAGCTATAAGACTGAAACTCTTTCATTTGAAGTAACTGGAGAGGCTACGTTTACGCAGATATTGAAGAAGATATGGAATCTTACCTTTAAAGTGACCGCCGCAGGAAAATCAGGCTTAAAAGATGTGACTGTCAGTGTAAGTGGACCGGCCATATTAAGTGGAAATACTGTAAGTCTTAAAACAAAAGATGATGGAACAACTGATCCTGTGCAGGTAATAAACGGTGCTTATGATTGGAATGCGTCACTCACAGGATATTCGCCGGAAGAAGGTGTGGGCAGCATACAGGATGCCGATCAGCAGAAAGTGATAGAATTGACTTATGGATTCGAAACTACATTTACAACTTATCCAACAACAGAAGGTGTTGAAATTACTATTGATGGTAATGATACAATCACAACGGGGCAAGACGGTATAGCAACAATAAATCTTTCCACAGGAACGCATACTTACGCTTATTCAAAAACAGGTTTTTTAAACGGGACAGGAAATGTGCGAATCGAAGAAGCTGAAAAAAGTGTACAGATAACACTTGTTCCTGGAGCGACAGTTACATTCCATACAAAGGTAGGAAATTCTGCTTTGGCGGATGTAAAGATAATTGTAGGGCAAAGTAGCGCAAGGGCACTTCCTGAAACCATTGTAACAAACAGTCAGGGTATCGCGGCAATTGATCTTCCTACAGGGGATTATCAATATCAGATTCCTACTACAAGTATGGATAATCCTAATCTGGTGGAAGCGCCAAGCGGAACATTTAGTGTGGCAATTACCGCAAGCGTCATTGAATTGGATTTGGCTGATTATGTAAAATACAATGTTACTTTCCAGACTGTTCCATCCACACAAGATGTAGCTATAAGTTTTGCCAAGGCAGAATCTCCAGACACACCTGTTGCAAGTGGAGCTACTGCTTCTAACGGCATTCTTACTTTGACTTACAAGAACGGACAGTATATCTATACAGCAAAGAAATCCAGTTATAAAGATGTAACAGGTGAATTTACAATTGCTGGTGGAGATCAGAACATAACGGTTGAGATGCTTCAAATTTCAACGGTTACATTTACTGTAAAAAGTCAAAATGATAGTTCTCCTATTGAGAATGTCGTTATCGAAATGACAGATCGAAGCGATTCATCTAACAAATACAAAGGGACGACTAACTCGTCTGGTGTAGCTACTATGACGTTTGATGGTGGAGAGTTTGAGTGGTCACAAGACAGCGATGCGGATTTTTCCAGTTGTCCTGTTTTTCAAGAAGATGAGAAATATCTTGTTCCAGCGGACGGCGTAATAACAGATCAATTAAAAACCTATTTCCCCAATGGTGTAATTGTTTCTTCATTGACAATTGTTCAGGATAAGGATAATAGTGGTATTACGGAAAGTCTTACCAGAATTTACAATTCAAATAAAATAGATGGCTGGGAGGGAAGCTGGGATAAAACGAAAAAGAACCTTACTTTAACGAGTGTAATCAAGACATCGACAGCTTCTACAGAGACTTATGTTTTGTTTAATGTGGATGCCGGACTTATAGGGTTTTCGAATGGTTTTTTCCAAATTGGCACAGAAAAGACAGTGGATTATCACAAGGCTTTGGATTTTGGTTTTAAGGTAAGTGGTGTTCCGTCCAATCTGAAGATAGTTATAACTTATGGCTCGCAAAACGCTCCCTTAACGGTGGAGATGGAAAATGATGTAATTCAAAGATTCCAGCTTTCTGATCTTTTGTTGGATACAGAAACAATAGGTAATTCTACCATTTGGTCAGTGCATGTGCAATCTTTTGACGGAGGTACATTATCCGCAGATGATTTGAAAGATTTGAATATCACATTCTCTTTCTATGGCAAAAAGGCAATAAGTTCGGATATTCCGGCTGACAAGGTTCTTTATGGGAACTATGATTATACAGTTACCCCGCCTTCTCCTTTGGAAGCACAATCAGGCACGTTGAATGTAAATGCGCCTGCCATCAACAAAGAAATTTTGATTGCAAATAATGTAGATGTAACATTTAAGGTAACTTCAAAACAAGATTCATCACTTATTTCCCGTCCCAAAGTTGGTGATTTTGTGTATGGTGACAAAACATGGTCAACTGAATTGGACGGTACTAAAACTTGTGTCGGTGTCATTACTGATGTAAGAAGTAAGGATTTTGACTTCATAGGTTTGGAAAATCTGACTGCCAGTTTTTGGACACAGACATTAGGCATTATTCCTAATGTAGTTGCCGAAACAAACGAATCTTTAGCCATGTGTGACTTCGCAGGTAAGACAAATTCTCAAAATATCATACTTACGAAACCAACGGAAAGCACGGCGGCACATAAGTGCGCAGCTTATTCTACAGAAGGATTCGGTACAAATTCTTGGTTCTTGCCTTCTTGTGGACAGTGGGGTGTAGCTCAATTAAACAGAGTTAAGATCGACACTTCAATAAGTGCGACAATCGGTTCAGATCCATTGAGTAGTGGTTCATATTGGACTTCGACACAATATAATTCAAATGATGCTTGGATTTTTGGTTGGGTTAATGGCACAAAAAGGGGAACGACCAAAAGTAATTCATATACAGTTCGTCCTTTCTGTACCTATGAATACAATCCTGTTCCAAATGGTGTGTATATTTACGATAAAGACAATAATCGTTACACAAAAGAAGAATGGGTATCATCTGGTAAAGGAGTGTCTGCTGTATGTGGTATAGGCATTTCAACCGATACTGATTCGTTTATGGTATCGACGAATAAAAGTGGTGTAAACTATGCTTTTGGAGGTCAAGGTACTTTGATCTCCAATGTGCCAATGTTAGACACTAATGTAGCAAGCACAGTCCTATACAAATCAACGCATGGTTTTATTTATACTGATGTGATAATATCTGCTTTAGGAATTGACAATGCACCTGCGGCAAAATACGCCAAGACATATATGTTTGGGAATGGACAGAATGGCTATTTACCTTCATATGGCGAGGCGACCACTCTGTATTCTTACAAAACACAAGTGGAAGAGATTTTGCACATGTTGGGTCTTTCTTTATGGGAAAGTGCATCTATTCAAACTTGCACCCAGTATGGGACTTCAAATAATGCAAATCTTAATTGGACAAACGGGATTTATTCTGGACCAGGTAAAAATGACAGGCATACAGTTTTACCTTTTGCCCTTCTTCCTTTGCCCAATCCAGCAATTCCTATCGAGAACGCTCTTGTAAAAATGACATCTGCATCAAACAATTATCAGCAGAATACAAATAACAATGGAGAAGCTGTTATTTCTGCTGCATTAGGCGTTGATTATGATTATGAGGTCAGTGCTGATGGTTATGTAACGCAGAACGGGAAAGTCGGTGCATTAAATGAAGCGAAAACAATTGAGGTTACTTTGCAACCTGTAAGTGAGCTTACAGTAGTTGTCCATAGGAACACATTAGACGGGGCAACTGACATTTCCGGCGTACAGGTTGTTGTGACTGAAAATAAGGAAGGAGGGGTGCAGATGGCTTCTGGTACAACTTCACAAAACGGGACAGTCGTTTTATTTGTACCAGACGGAAGCTATAAAGTAGCTTTTTCTAAAGATGGATTTGAAAGCAAAGAGGAAACGGTTGAAGTAAACGGGAAAACTGCGCTTAACACCTTCCTTTTGCAGATATACAATACTATTAATGTTCAGGTAAGAAGAGTTGGACAAATGCAAGGTATGCCAAGCCAAATCCAACTAAAGGACAGTACGGGGCTGGAGGTGATTCAGACTAAAAATATAACCACTACCGTAACGTTCGCCAATGTCGCATACGGACAGTATATCTTGTATGTACCGGAAGGGGATTTTTCCAAAGAAACATCCCAAAGCATTACTGTGAATAGTGAAGGAATGCAGGTGCAAGTAAACCTTACTCCGCTGTATATGGTGCAAGTAAAAGTAAACCCTACTGGTGGTAATGTGGAATTTACAGATTCAGAAGGGCAGAAGCATACAGGTTCGGCAGGGCCAGCAACATACACGGCACGGTTTGACAAAATTCCTGCGGGAAATTATCAGATTAAGATTACATCTTCCGGTTTCAGTGATTTTTCAACGACAGGAAGTATAAGTGGGGTTTATCAAACAAGTGTGAATCTGGAATACACCCTAACTAAACCGAACAAGTTGGTGCAAATCACGTCCAACCAAACGAACTACGTGTTGGACACCTCCTACAAATACGTTTCCCTTCTGATAGTAGGGAGAGGGGGAGAAGGTTTTCAGTTTTGGGAATCTTGGGATAGTTTTGTATTGCTGGGCGGAACAACTGGACAAATTGTATATATTCCTAATATATTGATATCGGATATTTCAGATGGTCGAATAGCTAAAATTACATTTAGCAATGTTCCAAATGCGGGTAGCTGGACATACGGCACAAAATATTCCATAAAATTAGGAATAACAACTTATAAATATACAGCTTACAATGGGGTAAGCGAGGCTCGTAATGATGCTGACCTTACTATGCCACAAGAAAGCAGACTATCTAATTATTCTGTATATAACGCAAAAAGTTCTGGTGCTATAGCTGCTCACATGGCAGGTACATTTTATTGTAGTGGAAGTCCAGGAAGCCAAAACGCAAAAGAAGAAACTTATTCTTTTACAGGACCAAGAATGCAACCGTCAGGTGCTCCAGGTGGAGATGGTAGATATGGATTTAAAAGCACTTACGAAAGTCCTGTTTTGGGAAACGTAACCAAACCTATTCAATCCTCAGTTGTTATTCCTGTCCAATCTATTTTTGGAGGCACAAGTAAAGGTGAATCGGGATATCTGAACACCAATTCTGGGAAAAGAACTGGTGCGTCTTCATATGGAGGTGCAGGGTATGGTGGTTCTATTTCCACTTCTTCAGACGGAGGAACAACAAGAATTGCTGGGTATGGTTCTGGACAAGAATCTTCTCCGGCAGATGATGATGCGGGAAATATTACGAAACCAGGAGAGGGTATATTTTGTATATACTACCACAACGAACCTATTTGATAAACTAAAAGGAGAGTTTAATTGCTCTCCTTTTTTTTTGCTTTGATTATAAAAGAGGTACAAACTTACCGTGTTTGTTCGGAAAAGATTATCTTTGTGATAAAACAAACAATTAAAAATCATTGCAATGGATATAATCAAAAGAACAGTAACAGCTAATTCAAATAAACTTGTTACAACAAATGGTGAAGCTGCACCTTCTTTAATCAGCAGTGCATGGAACTTTGCTACAATCGAAGAAGATATTGTTCTGATTGACCAAAACGGACAAAAAGTTCCGTTTGTAATCATTCCTCTTTCAGAAGGAGATATCAAAGTGGTTCTTTCAGGTGGAATGGAATACACCATTTCAGAAGCGGAAGTGAGCGCAAATTTGGGGTCACCTCTTATGTACATGGTTCAGAAAGTCTTGAAAGAAGGGACAACGGCAACCAATCTTAGTATAGGTTTTTAAGGAAAGGAATTGACAATGAATTTAATAGGAAATATTAACGCAATTCCTTTTAGGAGATTTAGGGGAGGGGGTGGAGTAGCTCCTATTCCTCCTTTCCCATCTGTTACAGGTATGATTGCAAGGTATTCAGCATTAGGTCTCACTAATGAACAAATGGCAGAGAACCCTATATGGAAAGACCTTACAGGTAATGGGCATGATTTACAGATGAAGAATTTCGCTTGGAAGGGAATGTCCGGGGTTGGAGGATATGTTGGTGATTTTTCTAAATGGGTGAATAATAGAGATACTACAGAAATAGGAATAACTAAAAGTAACTCGAAAGTCATTATTGATGTTAAAGTATCACAGGGTTCAGGAAAGAATATTGTGTTTATCAGTAAATCTAATTTAGGTATATCTAATAATGTCACCATTAAGATTACAAGTACTTACCCGGAAGGAGTTATGAAATTTGCCAATTCCGCTTCGAATAAGTATTTAAAGTTGCCTTCAAATGGAATAATAACATTACAAGGTAACCCAGAATATACAAGTAATGAAATGCATCTTCATTTAGCAAGTGCGGATTTAGGTCAAATCACCATCGAACAACTACCTCTCTACCCCGGCGCACTCGTTTTTGATGGTGTAGACGATTACGGTGTCTGTGATAACTTCCCTATTCTGACTAAGGAAAAGGGATATACGGTTGTGGCGTTGAGACAGTGGATTACAAGGGGAGAAAGAGCATTAGGATTAGTATCTAATGTAAAAGATTGGCTCAAGGATGGTGCCTTCTTGTTAGAATATAGAAATATACAAGCCGATCATCTTAATAAGCCTATATCTTTTGGAGCAATAGGGAGAGAAATGGATTTACCACACATCCTTACTTATCAGACATCTAAAAGTTGTAATGGTGTTTCGATTACAACTGGTAATTTTGAGGGAACAGATGTGCTACATGTTGGGAAATTAGCTCCAACTAATGTAGGAACTTGTATTAACGCTGTTATCTGGGAACTTGTATTTCTCGATCACGATGCCACCGAAGAAGAACTGACCAAGATCAAAGACTACTTCGTCAAAACCTATCCTTGGTTATTCCCCTACCAAGCATGGACAGTGGTAGGCAAAACCAACGAAGACGAAGATCGTGCTACTATTGCCAACATTACGGGCAATGGTAATGATCTTGTGCTGTCTAATTTTGGGTTTATTGAAGGGAGTGGCTACAATGAAGAAGGTGAATATGCTGGCTATCTAGTTACTGATGGGGTGGATGATATGATAACTTCGTCATCTTTTAAACTAAATAAAGATTGGACACTTGTGGGAGAATGGAAGTTTATTGATAATAAAAAGAGTAGTACTGGTTTAGTAAAAGCGTCTAGTTTTTATATCTACAACACAATGATTGGACTTGATCTTTATATTAATTCAGGATCAGCAGCAAATAGTCTTGACGGAATTAAAAGTATTAATGCTGCATGTTCAGATGGTAGGGTCTATGATCGTAATTGGAATGAAATACTAGCAAATACAGGTAATATAGTTAGTTCTGGTGATATGTTGGAGGTATCGAGTAGTGGTGGTAGGTTTGATCGAATAGCTTTTAAGAACCTTTCAATTTATCCAAGAATCCTTTCCAAAGACGACTGTATCAAAGCATATAACTATTTACAAACTTTAAAAGCAAAATAATTATGGTGTACGCAATAGTAGATTTATTATGGGCAAAATCACATGGTATTGAAATACTGTCCGAAATGAGAACAAGTATAGATCAGAGTAAAGTTATTTTACATGAAGAAATGTTAGTACCTTTCGAAGATGAATCATTTCCAAGATATTCATTTAGTGATCCAACTTTTATTGAATTGTTAAATAGTGAAGAGTGGACTAGTACAGAAGAAGAACCTGTAATTAATAGAGACTTCAGTCGTATATTAGCTTTGAATATTCTTGATGAAGAGATTACTAAAGAAATCAATACATATGATCTTACTCCAGGTGAAGCATTACAGGTAAAAGATTATTATCCAGAATGGGTTGTAGGTATCGTTGTTAAAGTAGGAGAAAGATATTTATCTGATGATATTCTTTGGGAATGTATCCAGGGACACACCACACAAGACAATTGGAAACCTTCTATGGCTACTGCAAGTTTGTGGAAAACAGTAGATGAAGATCATAAAGGAACTATCGATGATCCTATTGTTTACATTCCACCTATGGAGATATTTAAGGACAAGTATTACATTCAGAATGGTGTAATTTACAAATGTACAAGAGACAGTGGACAGCCTTTAACTCATGATTTATCAGCCCTTGTTGGATTATATGTTGAGAAAGTTTAATTATTAATAAGTTAAGGATGTCACAGGAAATCTACAATAAGACCGTGTTCAAACGGTTCTTCGAAGAAAATGACCCTGCCGTAATGGAATGGGCGGAGAATGTACTTGAAAAGGTATCTTCTCCCGGCATTCTTCCTACTTTTATAAAGAAGGACGGAGAGGATTTTAAGGCGTATTGGGAAACAGTCTGTCATATCTTTGCGCTTGTTGTTTTATATGCTAAGCAATACAATGAGATTGACACAAACAAGATTCTGTTTGAGCTTTTTATTGAAAACAGAGGACTTGTGACAGACGAAGTGAACACACTTGAACAGATGAAATATCTGTTCAATAATTATGTGAAGGAATATAGAAAAAGAGGAACACTTGATATTGTAAACAAGGAAGGCTCAATGCTTGGGGAACTCCTCCGTCTTATTAGATACAAGACGGAGGATGAGTTTATATTTGCCCTTCTGATGTCTCGTGATACTGGATGGACAATGGGACATAGCTCTCCTACATGGAACAGGACAGACACGGTTCTGAATGTTACAAAAGGGTATGAGACAACGGAAAGCGTAAAAGATTTGAATGCCTATCCACTTGTGAACCCTACAGGTGTTGTTATTGTGGATGATATAGACAACAATGGCACTCCTATACAGGTAATGACTTTCGTTGGAAATGCTTTGGTGGGTATTTCTTCTGAAATTGACAAAACGAAGCTCCTTCCTATTTCAGAAAATCTTTCTTATCAGATTTCTTTTAAGGTTAAAACATCTTCCACAAGCAACCAAAATTTGAAATTCGGTGTGGAAGTGTTTAGCGAAGCCGTTCAACCTATGATATGTAAGGAATCTTATGGAAGTGCAGAGAGCAACAATTTTGTTTCCGGCAGTAAAGGAATCCTGGAACTTCCTGTAGCTGGAGTGTATTATGAATGCCGGGCAATTCTATCGAGAAAGAACAGGGCATACGCGAAGCAGTTAGAGCTTAATTTCCCGAAAGGGAGAGGGCTTCAAATGAAAGACGGAATGAAATTCTTGTCATTAAGTCTTACACAAGACAGGTCAAATTCTTCCGCTCTTGTGTACATTTACGATATAAAGATAAAACCGCTTTTCCTTCCGTTCTATCAAGGTAATTTAGGGGAAAAGGACGTGATAGCTGCTTATTATCTTAATAATTCCCTTACAAGTGAGAAAGGAGTAAAAAAATTTACAGAAGATTACCTTGTTACCTACAAAAACATAATGGGTAGTGAGGATATTCAGCCTTTGAAAGAGAAGAATGTTATTTTCAAAGTATTGTCGGATAGGGGAGCTTACATAGAAGGAGCTTCTATTTCCATTTTAGACAAACGTCTTGTGACGGACAGAAACGGGGAAGCATCTATTGTACTTTATCCTGGTGATTATTCTATTGATGTGGAGAAGTCTTTGTTCATGAATATAGAAGATAGATTGTTTCAGGTATTGGAAGACGATGAAGAAACGCAGGTGGAATATATTCAAATGCAAGGAGATGTGTATGAAAGAAAAGTCACGTTCGTTGTAAGGGATGAAGGCGAAAGACCTATACAAAATGCCCTTGTTACTTTTAATGGTGAATTTAAATATACGGATTCTTCTGGTAATGCCATATTTATGGCTTTTCCTGGTTTATACCCTTATACTGTAAGCAAGACGGATTATTATACCATAAGTAAGAACATCAATGTACAAGACGATCAATCCGAACCTGTAACGCTTATATTGATACCAAGATATACGATTACATTTACGGTGACAAATTCATCTACTGGCGCAGTGGAAGGTGCAAATGTGACACTTACCGCAAAGGACAGACTGGCAACAGAGGATACTGTCGCTTATTCGGAAAGCAAAAGAACGGGCACGAATGGGAAAGTGACATTCACGAATATATTGGGAGGTGATTACACTTATCTTGTTGAAAAGCAAAACTGGATTCCTGTAAATGGGGATGTTGTTGTGGACAGTAATAAGGATATACAAGTGAGCTTCAACCCTATGCCTACTTTTAACATGACGTTTACTGTAAATGATTACAACACCTTTACGGGAGAGAAAAAGCCTTTAAATGGAGCTACCGTAAGATTTGCAGGTTTGACAAAACAGACTTCTGACAATGGGCAGGCTGTTTTTGAAGGAGTGTTGGGAGGAAAATATTCTTATGATGTATTTTACGACAACAATCATCAACGGGTATATGTGGAAAACTATGAGTTTTATAATAATTCGAATCTTACGATAGACTTGAAACAACTTACCCACAAGACTACTATAAAAGTTTTTGGTGCTGGAGGAACGGTTGTTGAAGGTGCTAAAGTAAACGTGAACGGTAAAGATTTTACACAAAAAGATTCTTCCGGTGTTGTATTGGAACTTCCCAATGGACAATATACCGTCATAGCATCCTATGAGGAATACGAGGACAGAGAGCAGCAATTTACCGTAAATGGAAATGATCAAGTGGTGAGCATCTATATGGATCAAACTTTATATGATCTTACATTTGTTGTAACAGAGGATAACGGTATCATTTCCAACGGCACAAGAATAACACTTAACAAGGGAGGCGCAGGAGAACAAACAGGTCTGACAAGTAACGGACAAATCAAATTCTCTGTTCCGAGAATGCGTTACGATTGGGTGGCTTCGAAGCAATATTTCAGTGATCAGACAGGGGTTGTGCAACCAAATGACCTTCCAAAAACAGTGAATGTCGCAATGCCAAGAAAAGAAACGAGAGTGCAGTTCTATGTTTATAATTCCGATACAGGACTTCCAGTTTCAGGAGCTTCTGTAAAACCCGAAGGACTTAGCACGCAGAATACAGGGTCGGACGGTACAACGACCTTTACGATGCAGATGGGAAAGACTTACAAATATGAGGTTTCCGTTTATGACTATCAGCCAACGGAAGGCTCTGTCACAGTCAATCAGGAAACAATGCCACAGCAAAGGGTGGGTGTTTCCAATAAGACTTACAGTGCTCATATTACAGTGAAATCCCGAAATGGATATAGCATCAATCGGGCTTACGTGACTTATGGAGGAAAGAGCGGATATACCAACTCACAAGGACAGCTTACACTTACCGGAATACAATCAGGGTCGTACAATGCCACTTGTACGGCAGACAATTATCAATCCCAAACGAAAAACAATATTGCAATATCGGGAGCTGACACGTATATAGATTTCACTCTTGACTATGAGCTTACGACAACTTATATTTATCTTAGAAAGGAAAATGTATTGCAACCTTATGCTTCCGTGAATATAAGAACTACTGCGCCTGACGGTTCATCTTATTACAGTGGTACAGATCAGACAAATGGAAGTGGTAGGATAACGGTTTCTTCTCCTTCTGGAGGTTATGTGTATGCTTCCGCTACGGATTCGGAATGTGTAGGGACAGGAGAAGAGGCAACGGACGCAGGAGGAAGTAGCATTTACCTTTATCTTTGGAAAGCTCTTATCGTTTCTTATAGCGGATCGCCTCAAACGCCATCTGTGTCAAGTGGTGTTTATGAGATAATAGGAAGCGAAGTAAGAGTGCAAGGAGGAAGCAGGAACACAAGCAACCCTTCTACTGTGTATGCCAATTTCAGAAATCACACAAGAGCTACAGCCATTAAACAGTGGCCCGTGTCATTTTCCATACAAGGAAGTACCGGAACTTATAATATAGACGCAGCCATAGGTAATCATTCTGCCTTTAGAGGATGCACAAGTCTTTCATCGATTGCAACAAACACAATTCCTTCTATTTCAGGGGGTGTTATCTGTTGGTTTAGAGATTGCACAAGTCTTAGGTCTATTCCTTCCGGGTTGTTTACTAAAATGACAGGCAATTCTGCTGCCGGCGCATTTTGGGGTAGTGGCGTGACAAGCCTTCCGAGTGGACAACTTGTTCCTACTTCATGTGTTTATCATTCTTCCTTGTTTAGAAGTTGTAAGAGTTTGACTTCATGCGTTGGCAATGGTACTTTTGGAAGGGGAGGTGGCACAGAAGATTTCCATGCTGTATTTTTTGAATGTACGGCTTTGAAAAATACAGGAGGTCAATCAGCTACAAGTTCTCCATTTAGCAATTCAACGAATGCACAGTATATGCAATATACATTTCAAGGCTGCACAGCCATAACCGAACTTCCGGTATTATGGTTCAGATATTGCACAAACATTGTTTCTTTTACTGGTTGCTTTGTCGGTTGTACAAGTCTTGTCGACGGCTGGTCTACCGCTATGTTTTCTTACTCTTCGAAGGCAACAAATATGCAGTCATTGTTTGAGGATTGTACTTATTTGTCTATTCCTTATGGACAGGGACTTCCGTCAAGTGTAACAAACGCTTCAAGAATGTTTGCGAATTGTAGGAATTTATCTGATATATCTTCTTTTGATATGAAGAATGGAAAGTTGCAGAATGCAGAAGGGATGTTCGAGAACACGGGTGTGAAACAAATTCCCGCTAAGTTCTTTAATGATCTTACGACACTTACCAATCTTAGGAGATGCTTTGCAGGATGCACGTCACTCACTTCTTTTGGAAGAACAGGGAATTATGTAGGACAACCAGGAACATCTGCACGACCTGTGAATGTGGATATAGGAAATCAGTTTAATAATACCAATTTTGAGAATATTGGCAATAGCTTGAATTGTACCGAAATGTTTTCAGGTTGTACAAATCTTTCTTTAGGAACAGAACAGGCTTATGCAGTTTCTTATACATCTTTTTATGATCGTTCTGTTGCAGGGGTAGGAAAAGTTAATATGGACAGAATGTTTTATGGTTGCTCGAAACTTGGAACCGTCCCTGTTATTCAAATCCTTACAGGATCATCCAATTATGTAAAGATAACGGAGTCTGGAAACAATAACGTAACAAGTCATAGACAGACTTTTACAGGCACAAATTGCGAGGGTGTCCCAAGTGGATGGAAATAGTAAGTCAAAAATAATTAAAATATTGAGTATGAGCAAGTTAAATGTTAGTAGAAATGTTTTTTTAGAGAAAGAAGAACTTTCAAATATGATTTCTTTCTTTGCTACAGCACCGCTTATGAAGGCGGTGTTACAGGCATCTTATTCTTTTGGGATGATTACGAATGACCCATCTAAGATCAATCCTAATACAGTTAACAAACCAGTAGAAGATGAAAATCTTGTAGAACCTTTTAAAGTGGAAACAGGAACAAACTCTGGCACTATTAAGGTACTTCCTGGGATGGCTCTTACCAGTGCCGGGAACTTTATAGATATCAATGTAGAAGATAATATTCTTGTACCGAACGACAGCAATTTCTATTGGGTGAAGATTGCTTACAAAACAAGAAATTACGAAAAGGGATATGTAAGCGTAAACTCACAAGGTATCGTTTCTGGTTCTGTGGATTTTACAGGTAAGGTAAGAGGTCAATCTTCATCAACCCCCGTCTCTATCCGGTTTGAAAAACAAGACGGTTCTGTTCCTTTGAATAATGGCGTTTATCAGATTGTGAATATAATAGACAATCAGAATTTACTTCTTACGTCCGCTACTACATTCACTCCTGAATCCAATTTAAGAGCTATTGTGCTTGGGACACTTCCTTTGGGAGGTGTATTGACTTCCGAGCAGCGAAACGGTTTATACACTTATGATGATTATGTCATTTCTTTAGTACCGGAAGTTAGCATAAGCACTCCGCCGGAAAAAGAACCGGACGAGTATTATATCGCTCGTGTACAAAATTCTGGCGGCACGGTATCTGTTTACAATGAAGTGAAAAGCGAATATTGGTCGCTTGGGAATATATTCATGTCAACTTCTAAAAGTTAAGGCTTATGTTACGGTTTTATTATACGGTCAGTTCGGGATATAACAGTCCGCAGACAAAAGTTTCAGATTCGTTGGGAGGGTACAAATCTTCTACACCTGTGCCTAATGATGTTTTTGGCAATTTATTTGATGAAATAAGCCTTAATTTGGCTTCAAATCCTCGTAGCCAATATGTTGCTCTTGTTTTGAAAAATGAGGGCACAGAAACGCTTAAAAACGTTGAATTATGGTTTTCTTCTGTAACGGATAACCCCTACGGAACAATCACAGTAGGAGCTATAGGGATGGGAAGGGATGAAGAAGAAAATCCGGTTACTTCGCGCACATCTTCCATAAACGAAAAGCCTTATTGGATTCAGTTCCATGAAGCAAAAGAGGAAGAACCGGTATCGCTTGGCGATATGGAAGCAGGAAAAGAAATCTGTTTGTGGTTTTGTCGGTCGCTTGATAAGGAAATTATAAAAAGTGACTATGATCTTGTGGCAGAGAGAGATATGAACACGCAGAACCGCTATAAAAAGGTGGAAAAGCAGACAGAGGAAATTTTTAACATTAATTTGCTTTGGGAATAAATACAATAATTGTATTTTTGTCGGTGTAAGGGGAGAGAAATTTCCCCTTCTTTTAACTTCAAAAATATTAAGTTTTTGTATGCAATAATTGCAATTTCGATATGACAAGAAAAGAGGAATTTAAACTGATTTACAGCTATTTACAAGGAAAACTATCAAGTAACCCAGCTTACGAGTTCCGTCCAAAAAGAAAGGACAGGGAGAAACTGGATGAGTTTTTGTCTAACGATAAAGTAGGAAATCTTTGGGAATATCTTACGTTTCAGTTCAACCGACAGATGTTTGTTCTCACCCTATCTAACCTTCCGATGGTTCCTCTTATGAATGTCATAGGGAAAACAGCCATAGACAGATGGAAAAAAAGAACAAAAAGGGATATATACTTTACTTCTAAATTTGTGATGGAAAATGAACTTTTTAATCCTATAGAAAATGAAGAAGGGGGTGTTTCGGAAAGTTACCTGGACGAGCAAAGGAAACTTTATTTCGATTCTCCTGAAGGATATATCCTATGCGACAGTTTCGATGGCTATTTGCTTGATGAAGAAAAATGCAAAGGTTGCAGATATATACGGTTATGTAAGGAAAAAGAGAATGAAAAGAAAGAAAGAACTTGAAGTAAAGATTGTTCCTTGCTTCTATGACACAAAAAGAGCAGAGCTTTTGGTCGTAAGGTATGGATGGTTCGGAAACCTCAAATGCCTAAAGAGTTTTGGTTTTATCTATCTTTCGGATAAGAGAAGTGAAGAAAAGATAGATTGGGTGATTGAATTGGTAGAGAGGTTTAACAGAATACAAGAAATGCGACATGAAAGAAGAAAGAATAATGTATGATGTGCGCTATGCTCTCACAAAAGGAACTATAAACAAGGTTACTGTAGAGGGTAGTGAATTTAAGAATAAGGATTTGGTAATTGTCAAAGGGGAATGCGTTTTTTCAAAAGTAGGCAGTGATGTTTTCTTTACCGAAGAAGAAGCAAGGAAAAGTGTTAATGGAAAGATTAGAAAACGGATATTGTCATTGGAAAAACAGATTGAAAGATTGAAAACTTTAAAATTCTGACAATATGGGAAAGCGGAAGCATAAAGCAAGACAGAAATTTCTTGATTCTCTTACAGAAGAAGAGAAAATAAAAAGAGGCATGTGGGGATATTTGCCCGCAAAAGACGGAAAGAAAGTCTTATGTAGAGGGGATATAAACACAATGCTTTTTATTCCTCTGATAACAAAAGAAGAACCTGTAGGCTTTTGGGCTTTTGTACAGGACGGAAAACTTTTGGGTAACTGGTGACATGGGACTGCAAAAGAAAGAAAAATATGAAGCAAGACCTTGTGTCTGTTGTAAGCAGAGCCATTACATCTACAATAGGATGAAGTGGCTCTGTAAGGAATGCGACAAGAAAACAGGGAAAGAAAGGAGAGGTGACCTTAAATCCCTATTCATGGAAATATGGGAAGAAAGAGAACATGTATGCGCAAAATGTGGAAAGTCTTTGGGAGATGAACCGAAAGTCATTTTCTTTTCACACATACGATCACGCGGAGCGAGACCGGACTTGAAAATGGACAAAGACAACATTGAACTTCTTTGCTCCGCTTGCCATAGGTTGCATGAATTTGGAGAAAGGGAAATTTTATGAGGAAAGTAATCGCCGTATCAATATTATCTTTGTTTCCGTTACTTGTTTCTGATGTTAGAGTTCCTGCTATTAGTGACAAGAAAGAAGCGATGGACAAGGTGGTTTGGGAAAGATTGGTTCATGCCATTTGCATGGTTGAATCAGGTTGTGACGATAGTGCAAGAAATCCTAAAAGTTCAGCTTCCGGCAGGTTTCAAATGTTGAAAATTTATGTGGATGAAGTGAATCGTATTAAAGGAAAGAGAATTTACTCCTATAATGATAGGTTTGATCCTTTAAAGGCAAGAGAGATGTTTGAAATTTATCAACAACATTACAACCCGAATAAGGATATTGATAGGGCGATTATTCTTCATAGAGGAAAGGTTTCGGAGAAATATATCAAGAATGTAAAAGAAAATATGCGTTATGGGAAAGAAGATATTAGATGCTTGTTGTGGTAGCAGGATGTTTTGGTTCGATAAGAAGAATCCGAATGTTTTATTTATGGATAAAAGAACAGAGACGTTATATGCAAAAGATAAGGATAAAACAAGAACAATAGAAGTTAAACCTGATATTGTTGGTGATTTTACTAATATGCCTTTTGAGAATGAATCTTTTTATATGGTAGTGTTTGATCCGCCACATTTAAAGACACTTGGAGAGACGTCTTGGATGGCTAAGAAATATGGCAAACTTCCTGATGATTGGCAACCCTTAATAAGAAAAGGTTTTGAAGAATGTATGCGTGTTTTAAAAGTAAATGGTATATTGGTTTTCAAATGGAATGAATCTGAAATATCTGCAAAAGATGTACTAAAAGTAATTCCGTATAAGCCTTTATTTGGACACACAACAGGAAGACAAAGTAAAACAATATGGATGTGCTTTATGAAGATTGATAACTAAATTTTTTGATACCATGAAAGTATGTTGGGCGGAAGAAGGAAACTACTTCGAAGGGGAAGTGATTGATTCCTACCCTGTGGAAGATGGGACGATGTTAGTGGTAGAAGCAGAGAATGGCAGAAACCGATTCGTTCTTAGAGAATGGAACACATTAATTGAAATAGGCGAAGATGGAAATGCGATTGAATAAAAACATGGAATTGCTTCTTGCTTCTATTTCCGAATTGCTTGGGGATATGAAAATGAACATTTTCAAAGAGAAGCTGGAAAAGGTGATTGCTCTTCCAAGTGACACAAGTGTAGCGGATTTTATAGAAGAATACACAAAATGGAGCGAAAAGAACTATTTCAAGAAAGAGAGACTGTTTGTCTTTTCAAACGGGAAACTGGCACTTATAAGGATATACATAGTCTCTGCTGAAATGAAATATACGGATGAGGGGATACCGGAAATAATCATAAATGAAATGCCGGATGCTGTCAATTTGAAGGACAACCCCTATAAAAATATCCATATACGATATGAAAACGAGGATGATTGTTCTCGTGATTTCGATAGACTGAAATTAGTTTTAAACTGATAGAGTGTGGAAATATTAACAAAAAATTTGAATCTTACAGGGATGACAGAGTATTTCAATCAACATTTCTCGAAAAGAAATGGCAAGAAATTCACTCTGTGGGATATTAAAGCTTATAGTATGACAGGGAATGTTCCTGCTTATATAGGTGGAGGAAATCTGTATATCGATCCATGTGTACCGGAAGGAGGAAATGTGAGGTTATGGCAGCTTGTAAGAGATACAAACAGACAAAAATTTAGAAGATGAAAACAAAAGTGTATGTTAGCTTGCCTATAACAGGGCATGATTTGGAAGAAACAAAGAAATACGCAAATCAAGTCAAGAAATGGCTCGAAGAAAAGGGATATGAAGTGATAACACCTTTTGACGCTTGTAGTGAACCGGATAAACCATATTCCTATTACATGGGGGAGAGCGTTAAGGCTCTTTTGGAGTGTGATGCTGTTTATTTTGTTTTTGATTGGGCAGCATCAAAAGGCTGCATGGCAGAGTTTGAGATAGCAAGAGTTTACGGGAAACAAATAATGACGTAGCGTTTAACCCTATTAGAGTAAACATTTTATAATGTGAATTTAATTGATAAAATTTAAAATTTTTAATAACGTGAAAAGTGCAAGTAAGTATATAATATGCTATGACTGTGAAACTTCTGGTTTACCTTCCGCAGAAAAACCTGCTTTTGACACCATAGCATTAATAGAATTGGCTTTTGTTGTAATAGATATGGAAAAGTTGGAAGTTTGCGAAGAATTGTCTATGATATTTCCGCGTGACTACAAAGAAGGTCTTATCTATTCTTCGGAAGCGGAAGCGGTGCATGGGATAACGGAAACAATTCAAAAGGAAAAGGCTATACCTTTAAAGGATATATTCAAGAAATGTCAGGCACTTTTTAAGAAGTACAAGAACCCCAGACAATTGTGCACATTATGCGGACATAACATAGTAGGGTTTGATAATGCCTTTTTGGAGAACTTCTTCAAGTTCATGGGGGATGATCTAAAGAAGTATGTAAAGTTTTCCATTGACACTATGCAAATGGCACACATGTCATATCCTGAATTGGAAAACTATCAGCTTCATACCGTTTGCGAAAAAGAAGGTATTGATTTGGTGAATGCGCATCGCGCAGGTGATGATACCTATGCTAATGCGCTTTTGATGATCAATTTTGTAAAAAAGTTAAGGGGAGAAGGCGTGTCTGACAGTGGAACTTCATCTGCACGAAATCCTTTCCGAGAAAAATTTGCTTTGTAAAAATGGCAGTCATATACAATTCAAAGGGCGGAATACTTACCGAACTACAATCAAAAAGGTTGTTTACAACGGTGGACGACATTATAGACCGGCTTCCTTCCACTACTGTGCGATCCTTGTTTTCTGGTGGAAGCAGAAAGGATTTGGACAAAATGCTGGACACTATAATCAACCAGACCGAGTATGCCATGAATTTTGGACGTTCGCTTGACACGGAAAAGCTGGGGTATGTGGACAATCTGTTTGCTTCAATGGATGAAAATCTAAGGATTCTGTCTTTTAATTATTTCAAGGCGACAGTCCTTTCCAATTTCAATATGGGATGGCGAAACTTGGAATGGGGGAATCTTACACAGTTATTTCCCTGGAGCAGCTATTTGTGTTCGCGAAGTAGTGGAAAGTGCGTTTCTCCTGATACTTTGATAGTTATGGCAGATGGTTTGCTAAAAAAAGTCCAGGATATAAGGGTAGGTGATAAGGTGATGGGACAAGATTTGAAATCTCGCAATGTCTTGGAACTGCACCACGGAGAAACCTATATGTACGAAGTAAGACAGAAAGGTGGAGATAGCTATATAGTAAGCGAAGGACACATCCTTTGTCTTGCTGACGGCACTTATATTCCTGTTGAAATCGCCGAAATGAACCAAAGAAGAGCTGCCAAATATGAAGGTTATAAAGTTTCAAGGGATGGGAAATTCAAGAAAACGGAAATTTTTATAACCTTGTTGGATGAAGGTGAGTATTATGGTTTTGCTTGTGACGGAGATCGTAAGTTTTTGCTTGCTGACGGCACAGTAACGCACAACAGTTTCGAGTGGTGTTACGCGTTCCCTTTATGGAGGTTATACTCCTATACACGTCCTATGTTGTATGGAGGGGATACGATAGACAACAAGAACCGGAAAGAAACCGCTATGATCACAAACACAATGACACTTGCAAAAGTGCATGTGAACAAGATTATAGAGGAAATATCCACCAATGATATATTGAAGGAAAAACTTGATCCGAACGGCAAGGCTAAACTTGGAGAAACGGCAATAGAAGGTGAGAATGGTGCGATTCTTCATGTTCGTGGTAAAGATGGGTTTATTCGTGGTTTGCACGTTGGAGCAGCAATCATAGATGATATGCCGGACGAAAGTTCTCTTTACAGCGATGAGCAAAGAGAAAAGCTAAAGGAAACATTTAGAGGGACTATTACTCCTATTGTTGAGCCTTACGGATATCTGATTGTGTCCGGTACGCCTTATTCTACTGCTCCTAACGAATTGTACAATGTCATTAAGGGGGATAAGCGTTTTTATCTGTTCGAATATCCTATCATATTCCCGGATGGACGACCTCTTGCTCCTGACAGGTATATGTTTGAAGATATAAAAAGAAAAAGGACAGAGCTTGGTTCTATTGTGTTTGCGCGAGAATACCTTGTGATTCCTATTTCGGACAACTCAACTATTTTTCCTTATGAATATCTTAGAAGGGCAACTACCGGCATGGATAAGGTTTCCTTTGCGGACAGCATAGAGTTCTATCCGTTTGAACTTCAAAGGGTAGTAGTGGGGTGTGACTTTGCCGTCTCTGGTAATATTGGCGCTGACTACACCGTATATTCTGTTTGGGGAGTTGACTTTTCAGGCAATTATTATCTTATAAACTATTTCCGTGCAAAAGGTATGTCTCACAATGAACAGGTGGACAAGATTGTTCTTTTCAATCGTCTGTATAAGCCTGACAAGATCGTGTGCGAAGCCAACGGATTCCAAGGGATATTGTCTGCACTTGCAAGAGAAAGAGGGCTTACTAATATCGAACAATTTACCACTACAGAAGGAAATAAGAAGGACTTGTACACTGGACTTCCTTCTTTGTCTGCCATGTTTGAAAGAGGTCAGATAAAAGTTCCTTATAAGGAAGGTGAGACAAGAGAAAAAGTGGAGATGATGTTCAGCGAGTTTGCTTCTATTACCTTCAGAAGCGATAAAGGAAAACTGGAAGCAAGTTCAGGACACGATGATATATGCCTTTCGTCGTTTTTTTGTATAAATACCTTACGAGAAGAAGGTGAAAGCAGTAGCTTTAGTATCAATTTAGTTTAAAATTTTGGTATCGTGAATAAACTGGATCCTGGCTTTATGTCCGAAATATTTAAATTGATGTTTTCGGATGAAGTCATAATGTGTATAACTTCGGAGCATCTGAAATATGAATTGATCCCTAAAGAATGGTCTGGGTACAAATTCATACTAAGAGAAGCTGTCGATCAATATAGAGAAAAGGGGAAACTCCCTGCACTTGGTGCTATCTGTCAAAAATTTTCCGATAATGACTTTGTGTTGGATGCTGCAAAGGAAATAAAGAAAGCCAATCTGATAGATAGGGAAATCGCAATAGACCAACTTCAATCGTTTGTGAAAGAGACGGAGTTCGAACTTCTTTCCAAAAGGGTACATGACCTTTACGAAGAAGGAAAGAAGGAAGAAGCTATCCGTGTGAACGCGGAAGAATCGCAAAGGATTGTGGAGATGTCTTTTCGTTCCAAATCAGGGGGTTTTCAGTCTGTTTTCGGGGGTTTCCAGCAACGTATGATTGAAAGACGCATGGAAGCTGCTACGATAACGGAAAAGCCAGTAAAAATTCCTTTCGGGATCGACAGGTTGGACGATGTGTCTTTCGGTGGCATGGAAATAGGTGATACAACGCTTTGGATTGCAAGGTCTGGGGTCGGGAAGAGCAGTGTATTAAAATGGCATGGTTACTCTGCTGCCCTTAGAGGTGTTCCGGTTCTTCATATTCAGTTGGAAGGTGGTGTTAAAGCCTGTATGCAGATATACGATCAGCTTTGGTCAAATCAATCCTATTCCAATATCAAGTCTGGTAACATTGATCCCAACGATAAGAAAAAGATTGAAAAGGCGATTGAAGAAATTAGGGAAGCTGGTTCGGATATAGAAGTGTACGGCTTCAAGAAGTTCGGGCAGGCTTCTATGAGTGATGTAAGGCAGCTATGCTATGACTATTTTAATACACATGGGCGTTTTCCTGGGTTGGTAGTTTTGGATTCATTGGATTTGGTAAAGACCGGCATTTCCAAAAAAATAGATAGCGACCCCGATCATAAAAAAGAAAAGCTACAGACTTGTGCACAGCTTCTAAAGAACCTTGCCGACGAGATTGAAGCTCCTATTATCACAGCAACACAAACAAGTGATGTGCCCTTTGAGGTATGGAACAACCCTGATAAAGTGATAGACCGTTCTTATACGGAAGGAGATAAGACACTTGTAAAACCTTTTTCCTTTGTGTTCACGCTAAATATGACAATAGAGGAAAAGTCCAATGGCACGGCACGTATTTATGTGGACAAATTGCGTGACTACAAAGAAAGTCAAGAAGTGATAACGATTGCAACCAATTACGACAAGCGCAGGTTCTATCACAGAGGACGGACAATGGAGATGTACAATCAAATATCTGAAAGGAAGGAAGCGAAAAGAGCAAGGAGAAAGAAAGAATCTGATGAGCAAAAAATGGAAAGCGTTTAAAAAGTAATCTAAAATTTTTAGTGATGTGATACGGATTGACGAAGAAGAAGTAAAGGCTGCGTTCGGACTTAGAATATTCGGTTCGCAAGGGTGGCTTTCAAATAAAGGGATGCCTTGTCCTTATTGTGGAAAGGAAAAGAAATGGGGTGTCAAGATAAATGTGCACGGGGGAGTTTTCCATTGCTGGAAATGTCAGACAAAAGCATCTTTCAAGGATTTTCTTGAAAAGGTAGGAAGAAAAGACCTTATACGGATGGAATATCAAAACTCTATAAGCACGAAACTTACTCCTTTGAAAGATGAGAAAGAGGAAAACGAGGAAGAAGAGCTTCCTACCCCCAAGCTTCCTTTTCGTCTTAAAAGAATATTATCAGACAGTTATCTTGATGGAAGGGGTTTTAAGAAATACCATTACGATCTTTTTGAACCTTCCGAAACAAATTCCGTTCTTGAAAAGAACTTGCGAAATTATATCATTTTCAAAATGAAGATGGATGGTAAGCTGGTAGGATGGCTCGGAAGGAGCAGATATTCTAAAGAATGGCATAAAAAGGATTTGGAAAGGGCAAAGGAAACAGGAAGTAAGCCTCACTTAAGATACGAAAACAGCATAGGAACGAACTTCACGAAGATACTGGGAGGCTTTGATGAGCTTTCTTCTTCGGTCAAAGATGTTATCATAGTGGAGGGGTTGTTTGACAAGGTAGGAATAGACAACCTTTTGCAGCTTTGGGATTGCAACAGTTTGAAATGTGTTTTTACGTTTGGAAACAGCATCAGCAAGGAACAAATCTCCTACTTGGAAAGGAAAGGTATCAAGAATGTGATCCTTATGTATGATGATGCAACTGTAGAGGAATCAAAAAGTGCAGGGCTTATGCTGGGAAAGAAATTCAACACAAAGATAGCCTATCTTTATAAATCGGGTATTGATCCTGGTGATATGGATATGAATTATTTAGATGATGTGCTAAGCAATCTCTATGATCCTATTAATTTTTATGTGTCTAAAATCAAGAAGTTATGGGTGTAAAAGCTAACTTTGTCAAAAATCATATATCATCATGGAAAAAAGCAGAGAATTGTCGGTAGACGAATATTTGAAGGTACTTCAATTGGAATACCTTACAAACAAAGTAAGAAGCCTTATTTTTGATCGTCCGGAATTTGTCAAGATGGCTTCTGATATAGCAGAGTTCAAAAAGGAAAGGATAGAGCTTCTTTCCAAACGTCACTTCAAATCTTCTATTTTTATGTCAACGGAAGAGTTTTTGAACTTTTATGAGAACGAGTTCTTGAATCCTTTCGGACTTCCCAATTTCCAGTATAGTAATGATAGTAAAAAGCGTGCTTCACAGTGGTATTGGGATGTTGTTCATTTGCTTAAAAAAGGTCAGGTAGTGATCTATGAAGGAGAGGAATGTCCTATATTAGGGAATAATATGAAGGATCAGACGGTTTGCATTCAGATAGGTAAAAAGAAGAAAAATGTAAAATATTCAGAAATCAAGATACAGAAACTTGTGATGTGTTTTGATGGTAAATTATTATAAATCAATAAATTATTTCGAACTATGAATTTTAAAGAGTATGAAGCTCACGCAGCTTCAACAGCTTGCTACGCAAAAGAGGTAGCTATTCCGTATGTGATAATGGGACTTACCAATGAACTGGCAGAAGTTTATGAAAAAGTAGATTGCGCAGCCGAAGCAAAGGAAATTATAAAGGAAATAGGAGATGTCCTTTGGTATGTTGCCATGATAAGACAGGAACTTGATTTGCCGGAATTGGAATTTCCCGAAATCATTTTAAAACTGAATGACGAGGATGTTTATTGTTTAAGCCCTTCTTATTTGCTACAACAAGTAGGCATTATCAGCGGACATGTAAAGAAATTCTTCCGGGATGATGATTGCAAAGCTGGATTCCCAGAAAAAAGAAAAGAGGCGTGTCACAAGGCTTTGGAACAAATTTTACAAGGATTACAGAATCTTGCTGTTTACATTGAAGGAGATAAAGGTGACTATTCTTTAATGTCTATTGCAAGGGGAAATGTGGAAAAGCTGGCTAAAAGAAAAGCCGAGAATAAAATACATGGGGACGGTGACAACCGGTAACTATTATGGTACGTGCTGTTACTTTTTTAGGAGCTTCTTGCGTTGGAAAGACATCTGTTTTTGATCTTATCGAAAAGGACAGATCATTTGCCAGATTCGCCAAAATAGGAAGCATATCAAGACAACTTGTAAAGGAAGGGGAAATAGACCCTTCCTTTAATTCTGTCCCCAGTCAAAGGGCGATATTTGACAAGTATCTTGAAGTGCTGCACGGTGAAAACTATATTTCCGATAGAAGCGTTATTGATGTTCATACTTTCACAAGGACACTGCCCTATTCGATTTCGTTAGATAATGAATTAAGACGGCAGTCGGATTTGATAAGTCTTAATGAATACTATCTTCCCGTTATCTTTTATTTTCCTATCTATTGGAATGTTGAAAGCGATGGAGAAAGATTGGACGATGAAAACAGGAGAAGAAAATGGGACAGTGAGATAAGGAGATTCTTAATAGACAAGAGATTACCTTACGAAGTAATGCCAAACGACACTCCTTTTAATAGGGTAAGGTTCATAAAGGGTGTACTTTCTACAAGAATGAATTTACGTTAAATTCATTGTTAAAATCGGCAAAACTTCAATTATTGTATGCAATAGTTGTATATTTGCCGATAGAAAACGAAAAGAAGAAATATGGAAAATCTGTTTAACGAGTTGGAAGAATATCTTTCTTCCAATACAATACAATACACTTCTGACAGGGAAAACTATACTGTGTCATTTGATGGGAAGACATACGAGCTTTTCCCTCCAAATGATGATGGGTATTTCTTTGATGAAGATTTTCGGTGGGACAATGAAACTACCGAATATGATGGATATGTCTTTCGTTTTGGTGGCGTATGGTACACTATAGAGAAAGGACAGGAACGTGACCCTAAGCTGAATCGTGTAAAATGGAGAGGGCAAAGCGAAGTGGCAGGACTTTCTTCTAATTTTTTGGGTGTACACGGTTCATTTGAGCTTCTGAATGGAACAAGTTTATATTCCGATTGGGTAAAGAAAGCCAAATTCTTAGGGATTGAACGTCTTGGGATAGTGGAAAAAGGAACACTTGCAGGAGCTTTAAAGTTTCAGAACGCTTGCAAATCTGTAGGGATCATTCCTGTGTTCGGAATGGAAGTTCCTGTAAAAGATGAGAAAAAAGACATTTCATTTACCTACAAAATCTATGCTCAAAATGAAAAGGGGTGGCAGCATCTTCTTGCATTGAACAAAGTTATCAATTGCGATTCTTCCGGGAAATTCATAACTCCTAAAGACATATCGGAACATACGGAGGATGTGTTTATTGTTTTTGATCCAAAAACAATTGATTATACTGATGTTCCTATTCTTTTAAGAAACAAGCATAACGTATTTTGGCAAGCTGATACAGTGGAATATGCAAAGTTCAACAGAGATACAGAATATCTTACAAACTTTGAAGCCTTTTATAAGTCGAAAATGAAGCCAGTTGCCCTTTGCGATGCCTTCTATATTGAACCAGAGTATTACATTTTAAGGGAAACTGTAAATAAAATAGGAAAGAAGGTTAATCATAAATCCTACAACCAGTATTTTAAGGATGAAGTGACTTACATGGAAGAACTTCTTTCTTTATTTGGGGATCAGTCTATAGGGGAAGCCTTTTATTTAAAGGCACGGGAAAATATGGATATGATTGCGGAAAGTTGCAATTTTGAAATTCCTACTGATAGTAGACATCTTCCTCGTTACGAAATGACAAAAGAGGAAAAAGAAAAGTATGAATCCAACGAAGATATGTTTGATTCCCTTATCTATGAAGGTATAGAGAATAAACCGGAACTTTTAGAAGACTATTCGGAAGATGTATTGGTAGAAAGGATTGAAAGGGAATCATCCATTATTAAATTTGGTGGTGTTATTGATTATTTTTTGGTTCTAAGAGATATTGTAAATTGGTGTAAGGAAAACAACATTTTGTTAGGTGCCGGTCGTGGAAGTGCATCAGGTTCACTAATTTCTTATCTTTTTGGTATCATAAATACGCATCCTTTGAAGTTTAACTTACTTTTTGAAAGATTTTTGACAAAAGGACGTTTGGGACACTTTGAAAAGCAGGAAGTTTACGAAGTGACACTGGAAGATGGAACTAAAAAGATTCTTCCTATCAATGTTACTACCAAAAATTTAAAAGTAGGTGACGATATATTGGTTTAATAGATAGAACAGAAAATATGAAAATTAAAGAGCTTAAAAAAATAACAGTGGAGCGATTTGTGTCTGGATCGCTCCCTGATTAATTGCCCCCTTGTTTTCGGACAAGGGGGAGAGTTAGACATTGATACAGATGTGCCGGGAGAGTATCGTCCGGCAGTTAAAAAATACATGGAAGAACGTTTTGGAGAAACACAGGTTTGTTCTGTAGGTACATACACTACCTTGCAGATAAAACAAGCTATAAATGACGTAGGAAAGATTTATGGAGCTTCCATTTCTACGCTTAGAAGAATTTCCAAAATGATAGAAAATGTGAAGACGGAGGAAGATTTTCTAAGACTTGCCTGTAGAAAGGAAGAAATAGCACAATTCGTGAACAAATATCCCGAAATGATGAATGTCGTTTTCCTTCTTCTTGGGCAACAAAAGGCAGCTTCCATTCATGCTTGTGCCATGATGATTTTCCCAAAGGAAAAGACAATGTATGAGTGGTGTCCTGTAAGAAAAGTGGACGATCTTGTCGTTAGCGAATGGGAAGGCGGAGAAATGGATGAGGCAGGCTTTTTGAAAGAAGATATTCTGGGAATCGAGCAGCTTGACAAGTTCAATGACATTTTGAATTTGATAGAAAAGAATACGGGAAAGAAGATCAATCTCTATACAGATATAGAATATGATGATCCAGAAGTGTACCGCTATTTTGCAAACGGCTGGCTTAGCGATATATTCCAATTCTCTGCAAAGGGACTTTCTTCTTACACGCAGAAAATGAAGCCTAAAAATATGGATGATGTGATTGCTGCACTCTCCTTGTTTCGTCCTGGGCCAATGGAAAACGGTTTTCACATGGATTATATTGCATTGAAAAATGGAGAAAAAGAACCTGAATATCCTATTGGCGCAGAAGAAATATTGAAAGATACTTATTCTACCTGGACATATCAAGAACAGATAATCAAAGCAGTTCAAACTCTTGCTGGATTTACAGAAGAAGAAGCGGACGGCACTCGTGCAGCTATTGCGAAGAAAAAGAAAGATAAGGTTGAAAAAATTCATCCAAAATTTGTTGATGGTTATGTAAACAAATTTAAAGATAAAGGAGTGACGAAGGAGTATGCAGAAGCACTTTGGGAACAAATGAAAAAATTTGGTTTGTATGCTTTTAACCGCTGTATATCAGGCAGTTACAGAATTTTGAGGAATTCTTGTCCCAAAAACAAAAGGCAGCCTACTATCGAGGAAATGTATTTGATTAAAAATGATCTTGCTTTTGCGAAAGCAAATAATTGGCTTCCTCTTAGGAGTAAATATTTGAGAGTTGGTTATGGAACTTGTCTTACTATGTGTGAGGATGGACGTATAAGAGATCGAAAAATTAAAGATATTAGATTTGCTGGGGTAAGGCAAACTTATAAAATAACTTTAGAGGACGGTCGTTTTGTATCCGTAACAGACAACCATAAATTCCCTACTCAAAGAGGTAAGATTATGTGCAAGGATTTGAGAATAGGAGAAGATGGTTTGTACGTACAAATGCCATATGAGAAAACGGATAGTCAGCGATACAATTTTACCGATATGAGAGGAAAAGATTGGATTAAGAATAATTCAGAACACTTAAATTCAAGAAAAGGACATATGGGTTTTGTAAAAACAAATGGGGAATCTTCTAAGTTTGAATCTTTCAGAGAGAAAAATGGTGGATTTGGAATTTGTAAAAATTGTGGGAAAGAAGGTAGATTGGAAATTCATCATAGAGACGGGAACAGGAGAAATAATGAAAATGAAAACCTTATTTCTATCTGCGCTTCTTGTCATAAGAAAATTCATTATCGAGAATTTAATAGGACAAGACGAGGGGAGAAAGTCTATCCTTCTAAACTAATGAGAATTGTTAGTATTGAGCCTGATAAGATAGAAAATGTATATGATGTTGAAGTGGACGATCCAAACCATAATTTTTGTACGGAACAAGGTGTTATAACTTGCAATAGTCACGCTGCTGCTTACGCTATTAACGCTTACAATTCTTTGTGGCTGAAAGTACACTATCCGTTGGAGTTTTGGTCGGTTGCCTTGTCTCGTGCAAGTAAAGATGATTTCCCTCGTTACATAAATGAGATGAATCAAACGGAAGGGATCGAAATAAAGCCTGTCAATATCAACAAATCTGATGTTGGCATCGTAGGTGATAAAAAGAGCAATAGTGTTTACTGGGCACTTAACGCCACCCAACAAGTCGGAGAAAAGGCACAACAACAGATCATTGAGGAACGAGAAAGAAATGGAGAGTATTTTTCTTTGGAAGAGTTTGTAGACCGTCATTCCTTTAAAGGTTCTTCTGTTAATAAGTCCACTGTTGAAAATCTTATTTATTCAGGTGCTTTTGACGAGATGGACGAAACAAGAGAGTTTTCCAATATCTTCTCTGCAAGGGAATATATGCTTGGGAAATACCGAGAGAAGAATCGTATTAAGATAGATAGGGAAGAGGACGAATACAGCGTTGCTTTCAGCAAAAACAAGATAGGTAAGGATTGGTGGTGGCTTTTGCAACAGAAAAACAAGTCCGGTTTCGCTTTCTTTGATTACAAGAAATTGGTAGAGGAATATCTTCGTCCGAAAGCAAAGACTGCGGAATATTACGATGTGGACGATTTGCAGAACTATGACGGTTCTACCTATAAAATGGCAATGGTGGGAGGATATGCGTTGGAAGTGGAAGAAAAGGAGTCAAAAACAGGGGCATTTGCCAGCCTTCTACTTGAAAACAACTACAAATTCCTTCGTGTGGTGATATTCCCTGCTGACTATATGGATAAAGAAGAATATATCCAAAGTTGCAAGAAGAACATCTTACTGCTTACTGGAAAGGTTTCTTTTGATAGGTTTAAAGAGGAATATGTGATACAAGCAAATGGAAACAGTCAATTTATAAAATTGGGAGTGTGATAATATGAAACTTACGAGATGTTTTGGTGACAAGGCTATAGTCTTAATTTCAAATGACCTTAAAAATGAACTGGATATGGATGCTGTAACTTCTATAGACCATTCCAACCTGTACGGGGAGATAGCTACAAGTTCAGTCTTATTGAACAAAGTAGGACTTCTTCGTGCACAAGCTGAATCTGAATATGAAGCAGCAAAGTTGGAATTTTCTGTACATAAAGCACAGCTTTCTACAGAGATAAGACGGGAATCTATTGTGAATGCTGGAAAGGTCAAAGTGGAAGATATAGGACTTGTGAAACTTACAGAAAGTTCTTTGGAAGATATTCTTACTATCAATCCAGAGCTTAATGCAATGCAAAAGACACTTGTCAAGAAGAAAAAGCATTTGGCGGAAATAGATAGTCTCTATTGGGCGTTGCAGTCGAAAGACCGAAAATTAAACAACTTAGTTCCAAAAGTTACACCGGAAGAGTTTCTGGATAATTTAGTGGAAGGAGAAATAAATACATTTATAATAAAAAAAGAGAAGTAACATTTTTATTATCAACATTTTAAAACATTAGAGTTATGAAATTTGACAGATCGAAGTTCAAAAAACAGTCTGTAGAAGATTTGGATTCAGAAGTAAAGCAAGCAGAAAAGACAATGCGAAAGGGTGGTAAATCTTATACCGGATTTGCTACCGTCCAAAAAGGAAAGAATACATTCCGTGTGGCTCCTTCAATGGGTAAAGCCTATGTCGCTTGCAAAATGTCAAAGCTCCGCGTGGAAGTTCCTACTTATGACGAGAACGGTAATGTAACAGGAAAGGAAGTGAAAGACAAGAACATTTTTTGCGCGGACGTACATGGACGCAACCTTCTTAAAGGGAAAGACCCTATCGTCCTTTATTGCGACTATGTGAGAAAGAAAGCATCCGAAGAATATCAAGATGAGACGGAAAGACGCAAGTACCTCAATCCTATCATGGGCTACAAGAAAGGCAACAAGTTCGTATGGGGCATCAATCCTACGCTGGCTTATGTTTGCTATGTGTATCAAGGGAATAAAGATTTTGCCCGTTTGCAGCTTTATGGAACATGGATGAACCGTATAAAGGAAATTTCTGTAGAACAATCTGATGATGATACGGTTTCATTCGACATTTTCTCACAGATGGAAGGTGCTTATCCCCTTGTAATCACGATGGGGGAAGATGATAAAGGCAAAAAGACTTATTCTTTATCTGCCGGCATACCGAAGAAAGGTCAGTCATGGGATGAGTTTTTTGAAGAAACTGCTATCCCGGACGAAGACATGGAATATTTCTTGAATGAAGTTCCTTCACTTGAAGAAATATACAAAGATTCTTACAGAACAAAGGATTTTGAAATGGCTTTGGATGGATTGAAACGCTTCGATGAAGAAAACAATTATGATATCTTTTCCGACGATGAGTTCTTGAATGAAATTGAAGAAATGGCAGCAATGCTTCCAGAAGATGAGAGCAAGGAAACTACATCTGATGAAAACGAAGATAACGAAGAAGCTGACAAAAAGAAAACTGTAGCAAAGAAACCGGCAAAGGAAGAAGACGAGCAAGAAAAACCTGCGCCTAAGAAACAGGTTGCAAAAGCTCCTGCTGCCGAAAAAGCTGCAAAAGTCGCTTCTCAACCTCCGCTTTCCAAAATGAAAGCCTTTTTGTCGCAATATATTGATGAAGAATATCCTGGCATGGAGATTCCATCCGATCTTACAATTACAGAACTTCGTGAATGGTACGATCTGGCACAAAAGGGAGAAGCGTTGCCTTTCCCGGAAGGTGAAGAAGATGATGCAGAACAGGAATATGAAACTGAATCTGACGATGATCGGGCAAAAGACGAACCGGAAAAGGAAGATAGGGAAGATGAACATCCCGCAGGGGAGGAAGAGGAATCTCCTATTGATGAAGAACAGACGGACAATGACGAAAAGTTATTGGAAGCAAAAAAACGCTTACAAGCTCTAAAAGCCCGAATGAAGAAGAAATAATTTTTCTTTTCGTTTTTCTAATATATCAATCCGAAAGAGAATGGAGAACTTTGTGTTCTCCCCCTTTCCTAACAATTTCGATCATGAACAGCAAATATTTAGCTATAATTTCAACGGACCATCATCTTACTGCCGATAATGCTACTATTATAAAAGATATTCTTTTGGAAGAACTTGACTTGGCAGAAAAGAAAAAGATACAAACCCATATATGGTTGGGTGATGTTTTTGATAATAGGGTGTCACAAAGAGAAGTATGTCTTTCCACATTGAATGATGTCCTGGAAGAATACGACAAACGCGGACACCATGTGATCTGTATTCCCGGCAACCATGACAAAACATCCTACACAAGCAAGAAATCGTTTCTTACTCCTTTTAAATATCATCCGTCTTTTACTTTGGTAGAAGAATTGGACGGAATGCAAGTAGAAGGCGTGTATTGCTTTTTTCTTCCGTTTTTTACAGATGATATTCTTTTGGATGAACTGGAAGAAATAGGGGATAAAAGAAAGAAGAATATCCTCTTTGGACATTTTGCGGTCACAGGAAGCAAGAACATGGACGGATCGGAAGTGTCCAACCTTTTAAAACCTTCCATGTTTCAGATGTTCAAAAAAGTGTACTTGGGACACTATCATAACTATCAACGGGTAGGAGAGAATATCTATCATTTAGGAAGTGTCCAACAAAACAACTTCGGGGAAGATGAAAAGAAGGGTTTCTGGCTTTTGGATTCGGATTTGAATGTAGATCTTGTTTCTTCTACAAAAGGACAAGTATTTAAGAAACTGGAAATTGATTTGGGGGAAACTCCCCACAAACAGGCAGTGTCACTTATCAAGAAATTCAAAAAGGAGAACCCTACTGCCCGTGTAAGGGTGGAAGTCTGGGGAGAACAATCTTCACTCGATGCCTTTGATAAGGATACCTTTACAAAAGAAGGTATAGATATCAAGAAAAAGTTCAAAGAAGTGGAAGAAAAACATTCTATGCTGACAGAAGTAAAGACACTTGACAAAAAGGACATAGAAGAAAGGTTTTCCGCTTTTTGTAAGGAAAACGAATATGACGAAAAAGAAGGAAAAGAAATTTTAGACAAGTTGATGTATGGCGAAGAAAAAGGAAACTAAGAAAACAGAAGAAGCGGTAACTGGGGAAGTGCGGCAACCTAAAGAAGAAAAGAAGCCGAACCGTCTCGGTGATCTTATAAGCCGGATTGAAAGTAGGTTTGGAAAGGAAGCCATAGCGGGAAAGAAGCAAGATATAGAGTTCGTACATTCTGGTTCTTTCCTGTTAGACGAAATACTTGGCGGAGGATGGGCAAAAGGGCGTATTGTGGAAGCCTACGGAGGCTTTTCTTCCGGCAAGACAAGTATAGCTTTCCATCTTGCCACCGAAATCCAAAAGCAAGGAATGGCAGTAGGGTATCTTGACACGGAAAATGCAGTTGATCCGAAATACATGGGAGCTATCGGCGTAGACCTTTCTCCTGACAAATTCATTCTTTCTCAACCTTCCACAGCGGAGGAAACACTGGAAATAGCAAAGGAAATGTGCAATGAACCTTCTATTGGACTTGTTGTGATTGATTCCATTGCAGGACTTGTTCCGACTGCTCTTTTAAATGGAGAGGCAGGAGACGCCCATATAGGTCTTACAGCAAGGCTTTTAAGCTCACAGGTAAATATCTTGAAAAACATCTGCAAGCAGACAGGGTGCATTTTATTCTGCATCAACCAGATCAGATCAAACATAGGCGGATATGGAAATGCAACCACTACTCCAGGAGGTTTTGCCATACCTTTCTATGCAAGTCAAAGGGTTGAACTTGCCCGTGTAGGTTCTGATAAGGAGGGTGAAGTGTCCGTTGCCAACAAAGTGAAGATCACATGCAGGAAAAACAAAGTTGCTCCACCTATGAAAACTTGTAATATTGTTATCCGTTTTGGTGTAGGTATTGACAAGGTGATGGAAATGCTTAACATGGGATTGGACTTGGGTGTGCTCACAAAGAAAGGAACGTACATCTATTATGGGGAAGAAAAGATAGGATTCGGATTCCCTTTGACAAGAAAAAAGCTGATCAAAGAAATGGAACTTTTTGACAAGATCAAAAAAGATGTTCTTTCAGAGTTCAGAAAGAAAGAAGTAACATTTGAAAACAAGGGGGTGGAAGATGAAACCGGTCAAGATTGAAGCAACAAATTTTGTGTCATTCGAGCATTTTGAATACACATTTCAAGATGGGGTAACCGCACTTGTGGGATTGAATAAAACAGACGACAATCAAGGCAGTAACGGTAGCGGTAAAGCGTTGACGATGGATTCCGATATTCTTACCCCTAATGGGTTTGTAAAGATGAGGAATATCAAAGTAGGAGACATTATCCTTCATCCTTCCGGTGCTTATCAGGTGGTGAGAGCGATTCCGTTTCATGATACAGATATTGCATACAAGATTACTTTTTCTGACGGTACGGAAGTAAAATGCAATAAAGAGCATTTATGGAAAGTGAGAACAAACCAAAGCGAAGAATGGTCTGTAATTTCGCTTGGCAAGATCATGGAAAGAAGCAAAGATGAAGAAGTGTTTTTTGAAGTTCCCGGTTGCTTTGGCAGACCGTCTAAAAAAATGGTTTCTTTTACCTGTATGGGTGCGGAAGAGCAACAATGTATTACCGTTTCGGGAGAGGACGGAATGTTTATCACGAACAACTACACGCCTACTCACAATTCTTCCATGCAACAGGCAGTTTATTTTGCCATAACAGGTAACAACTACCGGAGCAGTATTGACAAGAAACTGATTAGAAACGGTGAGAAGGAAGCAAAAGTATTACTTGATATAGAATGTCCCATAAGGAAAGAAACTCTCCATATTGAGCGCATTTTGCCCTTAAAAGGAAGTAGCCGCCTTAATGTGTCGTTGAATGGAGAACAGGTCAGTCTTGCTACTGTAAAAGACGGCAACAACTATATCCTTTCATGGATGGGTATTTCACCGGAAGATTTGAAAAGCTATTTTCTTATCTGTAAAGAATATTACAAGTCGTTCTTTAAAAGTTCCAATACGGACAAATTGGCTCTCATAAGTCGTTTTATCAATTATGACTTCTTGGATGGCAGTAAGGATATTATACAAAAGGAACTGGACGAAATTTCATCTAAGAAATCAGTTATCCAAAGCAAAAGAGATCGTGCGGAAGGGAGTGTAGAAGCATTGCGGCAAATGATAGAGGATGCCGTTAATTTCGACTTCGAAGCGGATCGAAAGGAAAGGATCGAAAGGGTGGAAAGTAAAATCAAGTCTTTAAAAGAAGATATTGATTCTGCTAAATACAATATTGACTACAACAAGAAAAATATTGACAAAGGAAAGAAAACACTTGAAGTCTTGGAAGAAGAACTTCGAGAAGCCGAAGAAAAGAAAAAGAAACTTCCTTCTACTAAGGAAATAGAAGATGTGATTGAATCCGTCAAAAAAGAACTTGGAAAAGCCAAAGAAGATCAGAATGAGATTTTGGAAACAAAAGAAGAGCTTTTGAAAATCCATGACGAACTGAAAGTGTCTCTTCGGAAAGTTCTTGTAAACCTTTCTGGGACGATTACATGCCCGAAATGCAAGCACAAATTCCTCACATTACAGGATACCACACTTGAAAAGGAAGAAAAGAAAAAGGAGAAAATAGGGAAACAGGAAAAGGAAGTTGTCGGAGAGATAACATCTTTGGATGAATCCCTAAAGGAATACGAAGACCTTATTTCTTCTTTCATTCAAGTGAAAAACGAACAGGAGGATGAACTTGACAAAATCCGGGAAGCAGGAAAAGAAATTTCATCTGCTATCTATAAGGTCACAAGTGAAATAGAATCTGTAAAGTCCAACATTTCCATTCTTGAAAAGAGAAATGAAGGGCTTTTAGAGAACATAACTTCCTATAAAGAGGATGTAAAACGTTTGGAAAAGCAGATAAAGGAAATTGAGAAGGAAGTACCTTCTTCTATTGACACATCCTCACAGGAAAAGCAGATAAAGGAAACGATGATCACTATTGCAGGATATGACAAGGAAATGATGGAATTGGAAAACGAAATGTTCCGTAAAAAGGAGTGGATAGGAAGGTTCAAATCATTCAAGATGTATCTTGCGATAGAACAGTTAAAGAATATCCAGCTTCGGGCAAACAATATTCTGAAAGCAGAAAACAGCGATCTTAGAATTGTCATAGAAGGATTTAAGACGAAGGCAGACGGGGATATAAAAGAAGAGATAACACCTTATGTAGTTCGGGATGAACCGGAAAATTTCTGGTATTATAGTGGTGGAGAACGTGCAAGAGTGGAAATTGCTCTGATTATAGCCATACAAGGGATGATAAACGAAACGAACAAATGGGGAGGATTGCAATTCCTATCCATTGATGAAATCACAGAAGGACTATCGAAAGAAAGCCTATATGACGTGATAGAAGCATTGGAGTTCATTCAGTTTCCTATACTTGTTACAACTCATATTTCGAATGAAAACGCTTCATGCAAAACGCTTAAAATAGTAAAGGAGAACGGCATAAGCCGTATTGAACAATGAGTAAAGAAACAGAATTGAAATTTTACATAGGGATAGATAACGGCGTGACCGGTTCTATAGGTATAGTAGGGAAAGAACTGACCTATTATGAGTTTATGGAAACACCTATCACATTCGGGCAGGATTACACAAAAGCAAAGAAGAATGTGTCAAGGGTGAACGTAACGGCACTTGCCGAAATAATTTCTGCGTTGAAAGAATACGGACTATGTGTGGCCGTCTTGGAACGTCCCATGAAGAACCCGGCAAGATTTGATGCTACATGTTCTGCTATGCGTGCTTTGGAAGCGGAACTTACCGTATTGGAGCTTTATGATGTTCCTTATATGTTTATAGATTCCAAAGAGTGGCAAAAGGAAATGCTACCTAAAGGGGTTGTAGGCACTAAAGAATTGAAGAAGGCGTCTCTTGATATAGGCAAAAGGTTGTTTCCTGATATTAAGGATAAACACCCCGATAGAGACGGAATTTTGATAGCGGAATACGCAAGAAGGAAATGCCTTCTCTAAACAATTGGCAGAAGGAAAGCGAAAAAAATGTAAGAATATATTTTGACATGTAAGAATAAACTATTACATTTGCCACATCAAAAAGTAACAAACAAAACTATAAGACAATGGCTAATCAGAAGTATTTTAACATTTTTGTACTTTCCTTCCTTGATAGGATTGAAGGGATTGAACACGATTTGAGCTACTTGAAAAAGAGTGCAAAAGACATTAACAGCATTGAATCAGTGGAAGAAGCACTTCATATTTTGAAAGATAAAATAAAACAATTGCAACATGATAATAATTTTTTGCGAGAACGATAATTGCTCCCGAAAAGGAGTAAGGTCACCAATTGCTAATCCTAAGTATGTGTTTCGTGACGGAAAACTTGTTCCTATGAACATTCCAGTTTGTCCTGAATGCGGAAAGCAAATGTCTTATGAGGAAGAAAAGAGCACAGAAATGCCTAATCTTTCAATAGGCGAGTTTAAAATGATGTCTGATTCTGACAAGAAAAAGGTGTTGAAGGAAAGGTCTAAGGCACTTTCTAAAAAGGACAACAGCGAAGACAAGATACGTCACTACAAGGAAAAAGCAATCAGAAACATGTTGAACGTAAAATTATGAGGTATGGAAAATTTATTGTATGAAAACGTAAAGTACATTCATAGGGTGACAAGAAAGAGAATCCTTGTACTTACTAATTCAAAAGGAGAAATGGAAAGATGTTTATCTCTTACAGATTTTAAAGGGAAATCAAGAGACTTTTTCATGAATGAAGCGGAGGGATATGATGTTACTAATACAGTAAACAGAACAAATCTTCCCTCCTATTCGGAAGCTACCGTAGAAAAGTTTGTAGAAGAAAGCGATCATATATCTATAGCCTTTGGGCATGACAATTTTATTCTATTTAGAAATGTATTGAAGCCTCATGAACTTGGTGAATGATTGTATTCTTGATAAAGTGGTAGGAAAGATGCTTGTTCTTCCTACCGGTGAAGAAGCGGAAGTGAAGTCTGTTCGCGTAGGAAGAGATTACCGAAGTATAGAGATAGACATTCTGAAAAGCGGAAAGTTGAAATCTATCCGAATGGGTATCACAGGGTTTTTGAAAACAGCAATTTTAAAGGACAAATGAAAAAGAATGTATTGTTAATCACCTGTCTTTCTATTTGTCTTTCCATAGGACTGGGAGGTTGCAAAAGCCGTGTTTCCTCAAAAACAGATTACACTTTTACCTTAAAGGACTCTTTGGTCTGGGAAAGAGAAATGACGGACAGCCTTGTAAAAGTTCCCTACTCTATCGTCAATATGGTAGTCAACCCTTCGAAAATGGAAGATGGGGAGAAGAAAGAGACAAACAAAGGACAAGCTAACCTTTCCATAGAAAAGAAAGGAGACACCATTTTCATAGAAGCATCTTGTGATAGTCTTGAATTGACAGTGAAAAGCCTTAGAGAAAGGTTGTCTAAAGTAAGCGAAGAAAACGAAAACTTGAAAGAAGAGGTAAAGGCGGCTCCTAATAGATTGCTTTCTTTCATGGGAGGAATAACAATAGGAGCTTTCACTATTCTTATAGCATTGATTGTGTTACTCAAAACAACTAAAAATATTTGAGATATGCTTATACATCAAAAAGAACTGGAAGAAAAAATTATAGAAGCCAATCGGCTTTACAGAGAAGGAAATCCTATCATGTCTGATAAGGAGTATGACAGTATGAAGGAAGGACTGGAAAAGTATTTCCCAGACAGCGATATTCTAAAAAAGGCTATCGTTGAAGAAGGTGTAAAAGGGGATCGTATGGAAAGACTACCTTTTCCTATGTTTTCTTTGGAAAAGGTCAAGACGGTGGACGAGATTGTAAGATGGGTAAAGGACGTATGGGAATTGTCTCCTAACGACCGTGTTGTCATTACGCCTAAATATGATGGTATTTCTTTGCTGGTTGATGAAACAACAAATGATTGCTGGACAAGGGGAGATGGCACGGAAGGACAGAATAGCCGGGATCATTACCGTTATGTAAATCATGGAAATCCTATGAACAAAAGGGGGTGTTTTACTTTCGGAGAAGCGATTATCCCTATCGGTATGTTCTTGAAAAACGTAAAACCTCTTGGGTATAAAAGTGCAAGGAATGCCGTTGCCGGTGCATTCAATGCAGATGATTTCAATGCACAAGTTCTTGGGAATACCGCTTATGTGAGATATGGCATTATGGATCCCGACAGAGATAAATCTATGCAGCTTGCAGAACTTCGAAACGATTATGGGAATTACGCTACACAGTATTGGGTAACTTCTGCCGGCGTGTTCGATGATAATAAAACAGCCCTCACCTATCTAAACGATTTGTTTGAATCAATCAAGAATTTTAAATGTGATGGACTTGTAATCGAAGTTGATAACAAAACAAAACGAGAAGAATTAGGACGGTTGCCTAATGGGAATCCGCGTTACGCTATTGCTTACAAGAATCCCGACTGGCAAGAACGATACACGACAAAAGTTCAAAAAATCGAATGGAGCATTTCAAAAGACGGCAAAGCAAAACCTGTAATTGTATTCAGTCCGGTGGAATTTGACGGAGCGACTGTTTCACGATGCACCGGATATAACGCTAAATATATTACGGACAATCATATTTCACCAAATGCTTATATTGTCGTATCAAGAAGCGGAGATGTTATCCCTAAACATTTGGAAACGGTCAGTTACAGTGTGGAACTTTTTCGTGAAATGTGCGATGGTATGATGATTTGTCCTTCTTGCGGAAATCCGTTAAAATGGGACGAAACGCTTACAGATATTGTTTGCATCAATCCTGATTGCAAAGAAAAGATAATCAAACAAATTACTTATTTCTTTGCAACGCTTGAAACGGAAGAAATGCAAGAAGCCACTATCAGAAAATTCTATGAAGGAGGACTTGATAGTGTAGAGAAGATTGTGAATGCAAGCGAAAAGGAATTGTCTCAAATTGGAGGAATAGGAGCGAAATTGTCCAAAAAGTTACGAGGTCAATTCGATAAATATGCGGACAATGGAGTTTCCTTTGCAAAAATCCTTACTGCCTATAATGTGTTCGGTGGTGTGATAGGAGAAAAGACTTGTCAGATGATTTTTGATTCTTTGTCGGACGAAGATGTAAAAGTCTTGTTTAATGACGGTATATTACCCAACAAAACACTTCTTTCTATTAATGGTGTTGCTGAAACTACTGCCACTTCTTTTAATAATGGACTTGCAGTTTTCTTTAATGTCATTGAAAATTCACCTTTCCCTATCTCTTATGTAAAAAACAATGTTGTTCTTGCGGACAATCCCGAATCAGTATGCTTTACAGGATTCAGAAATAAAGAATGGGAAGAAAGATTATCCAAAGAAGGGCACAAGGTCGTTTCAGGAGTATCAAAGAACACGACCATCCTTGTAACAAAAGACAAAGAAAGTTCTTCTTCAAAAGTGAAGAAAGCAAAAGAGCTTTCCATTCCTATTTTGACACCGGAAGAGTTTGAAACAAAGATGAGATGGAAAGAGAGATAGAAGATTGGATTGGTGACTTTGAAGATGAAGAAGTCTATGATCCTAACGACGATGATCAGTTTGAATAGATAACTTGACACATTGCTTTATGAGTAAGATTTACAAGGAGATAGCCTTCAACTTCACCAAAGCATTGAACAAATTGGAATTAAGGACAAGTGCCAGAAGTTTCATCTCTATGCGGAAGGCAGAGAAGGTTATCTCCCTACTTTTTGAGATCATATTTGATAAACTGGAAAGAGACGGAAAAGTAAACATAAGAGGATTTTGCATTATCAAGAAAATCAAATGTAGAGGCGGAAAGCATTATTTTGAATTTATAGACAATAGAAAGAAATGAACACGAATTTTGAAACCAAATTTGGAGGCGGTAAAGCTGCAACAGTAGAATGGTACACGCCTCCTTATATTATTGAGGCGTTGGGAAATAATTTTGATCTTGATCCTGCTGCACCTAAAAAAGATTGGTACACAGCAAGAAAGTGCCTTACGAAAGAAGATGATGGATTGGTTCAAGACTGGAAAGGATTTGTATTTTTAAATCCACCCTATTCAAATCCTACAATTAAACTTTTCATGAAAAAATTATCAGAACATGGTAATGGGATAGCTCTTATTTATGCCAGAGTAGGAAACACAATGTTTCATGAATGTATTTGGAATAAAGCAACATCTATTTATTTCTTGCGCAAAAGAATAAAATTTATTGATGAGAATGGGAAAGAAGGAGGATCTCCAGGTACAGATAGTTGTCTTGTTGCTTACGGAGAGAAAGGAGATGAAATTCTAAAGAATCTAAAGTTGCCGGGTAAATATATAAAGCTCAACTGACTATGTACTATTACAAGGAAAAGGACTATTGGTATTTTGGTGCTTTGGAAAAATCAGTTTACAAGAGCCTTAAACTGATTTCATCCTTTAAACGTAACGATACCAATAAGGAAATATACATAAAATCCGACCCAGCAAAAGATTTCCTTTTAAAAGAATTTGTTTCCGACAACGAAATAGAAGAAGTCAATCCTCTATCAATAGTTCGTCCCGGCTGCAAAGCCGAAATAAAGTCTTACAAGGAACTTTTATCCCGAAAGGATATAGAACTATTGATAGACAATCTTCCTCTTTTAAAAAAGCCGAGAAGCTATCAAATGGACTATCTATATTACGCAGTCAATCACGGAAATCATATAAATGGCTCTTCAGTGGGGACAGGCAAAAGTCTATGTTCTGTTCTCTATGCTGAAATGCTTGATCTTTTCCCTTGTATGGTAGTCTGTCCGGCTTCTGTAAAATCCGGTTGGTTGAGAGAGTGGAAAGAAACGAACCCAAACAGACGGGTATCCATCATTTCCACATCTTCCCCACCGGAAGATTTTGAAGCGGATGTGATAGTGATAAACTATGACATACTTGGGAAAAGGGTCACAAAAGAAAACGGAAAAACATCTCTTGAAATAAGATTGGATGGAATGAAAAAGAAATCATTCTCTCTTGTGATAGCAGATGAAATCCATTTTCTCAAAAACAGAAAGTCCATCAGAAGCAAGTCTTTCAAAAAGCTGATACATAAAGTTCCTTCTGTAATAGGGCTTACAGGAACACTTATCATGAACCGTCCGGCAGAGCTTCTAAATATCCTGATGTTAATAGAAAGGATAAAGGAAATTGCACCGGACGACCAGTATCATCATTATTTTTTTGAAAGGTACTGCAATATGAAGGAAACGAACTTTGGTCTGGATATTTCGGGAGCATCCAATATAAAGGAACTGAACCGGCTTTTGAAAGAATGTTGCTATTTCCAGGTAAGCAAGAGGGATGCTTTGAAAGAGCTTCCTCCTATTTCGGAAAATGTTGTGGAATGCGAGATTACAAATAAAAGAGCATATAAAAAGGCAAAGGGTGATCTTTTGCAGTTCATTGAAGATAAGTTTAAGGACGAAGAAAAGGTTGAAAAAGCTGCAAGGGCAGAGTTCCTTGTAAAACTCTCGACATTAAAGCAATTATCCTTAGAAGGTAAAGAAAAGTTTATCAAAAAATGGGTGGAAGAGTGGATGGAAGCAAACGAAGAAGAAAAACTTTTGGTATTCGCTTCGCAATCCACAATCCTTACAAAGATAGCCGAAGAGTTTAAGGAAGGGCTTCTTATTACAGGGGGCACTACCACAAAGAAAAGAGATGAAATTTTGCAAAAGTTTTTCTCACAAAAGGAAAGTAGGGTGCTTTTTGCGAATATAGGCTGTCTTGGTACTGGTGTGGACGGGCTTCAAAAGGTTTGTTCCAATATGGCTATCTTAGAACTTCCACCGCGTCCGAGCGACCTTGTGCAAGTTATAGGAAGACTGGAAAGAAGCGGGCAGGAGAATCCGGTCACAATTCAATACCTGCTATCGCCGGAAACGATTGACCAGGACTTGTGGGAGATGCTAAAAGGAAAGAAAGATGTTACGGACATGTTAAACAAAGGATTCCAGGACGATACCAGTCTTATGATCCTTCAAAAGTATAAAAATGAGCGATAAACGAAAGGGAACACGGATCATTGAAGTTTGGACGGATGGAAGTTGCAATGCGAACCATCCTAAAAAACTGGGAGGTTCTGCCGTTTACATCAAATGGAAAGACAAGGAATATCATATAACCAAAGGACGTTCCTATACTACGACAGGAAGAAGAGAAACGGAAGCAATTCTTCTTGCACTTCGAGCAATAAAAAAGAATTTGAATGTAAAGGCAACCTTCTATATCGACAGCCAGTATGTTGCCAATCAGTTTCATCACAAGTTCATTGACTGGGCAAGAGAGAACCTGCATGTAGAAAATCAGGATTTATGGGATGCTATATTTTCGGAAATGTTGTTGCATAGAAAACTTCGTGTTTCCGTAAAATGGATAAGAAGCCATCAGAAAGACTATAGTGACCCTATTGTATGTGGCAATTTCATTGCAGACCACATGGCAAATTACAAAAATTTTAAAGAGTATGAGAAAGAAAATCATTTACAATAACTTGATCCCTTTTAAGGGATTTATATCAATCACTCTATTTCCTTTCATTTTTGCAAGGAAAGAATATGAACCTTTAGGAATGAGAACGATCATACATGAGAATATCCATTTAAAACAACAAAAAGAGATGCTTATAGTATTCTTCTATTTGTGGTATGGGATAGAATGGATTGTAAGACTGATCCGGCATAAGAGCTTTCAGAAGGCTTACAGAAATATTTCTTTTGAGCGAGAGGCATACAACAATGAATATGATGATGAATATTTGGGTGTAAGGAAACCTTACGAATGGATTCATTATTTGAGAGGATAACAGAAACAAACGAAAAGAAGATGTTATGAAATGGAGTAAATATCAGTTGGCTATTTTTGATGCTTACGAAAATACCAACAAAAACATAGTGATTGATGCAACTGCCGGTTCTGGCAAAAGCAGAACACTCAAAGAGTTATGCAATCGGACACCGAAAAACAAGTCATGTCTTTTTATGGCGTTCAACAAGAGCATAGCGGAAGAATTAAGATCGAAACTCCCTTATTATGTCGATTGCTATACTTTCCATGCGCTTGGACTTCGTACAATGATGAAAAATTTCCGGTTCAAAGCAAAAGTGAATGACGGCAAATGTTTCAAACTCTGCACGAAGCTGTTCCAATACAAAAAGATGGAATTTAAAGAAAGAATGAAGTATTTCTTTGCACTCCAGACATTGTGGGAACAAACAAGACTGTCTCTTTGCAAGATAAATGAAGAAAACATTGTTCCTATTACGATAGAATTTGATCTGGATTACGAAGAAGAAATGATTCCCGACCTTCTTGAAATTGAAAAGGCATGGAGAAATGATTGTACAAGGATAAACAACAATCTTGCTTTTGAAATAGATTTTGTGGATATGCTTTGGATTCCTTACACATTTTTAGAGCCGGAAAGTTTTCCGAAATACAATGTTGTGATGGTTGATGAGGCAAACGATACCTTTCTATTACAAAAAGAAATCATGCAAAATTTAATAAAGGCAAGAGGCAGATTCATTGCTGTAGGAGATAAAAAACAGATAATTTATTCCTTCATGGGTAGCGACTTGAATGTGTTTAATTCCTTAAAAAATGGTTCCAACACGATTACACTTCCTCTTTCTGTCACATACAGATGCAGCAAAAGGATAGTCGAAGAAGCTAATAAGGTATTCCCTGGGACGGAATGTGCGGAAGGAGCAAAAGAAGGTGTTGTCAGAAAAGGTGAGCTAAGCGAAGCCGCCAACGGAGATTTTGTTTTGTGCCGGAATAACCTTCCTTTAGTGGTAGCTTTCCTGCAACTCCTTAGAGAAGGAAAGAAATCATCTATAATGGGACGTGATTTTGGGGAAAACATTTACCGCCTAATGGAAAATCAAACCAGTCTTGACGATATGTACCTTCTGTTGGACGATAAAAAACGAAAACTTATAGAAAAAGGTATTGATCCTGCCTCTGTGAAAAATCATCCGTCTTATGCTTCTTTGGAAGAAAAAGTAAAGATTGTGGAATTGTTATACGAATCGCATCAAGGAAATTTCTCTTCCTTAAAAGAAAAAATCAGAAACGTTTTCTCTGAAGACAAGAAAGGTATCATCCTATCCACTATTCATAAGAGCAAAGGATTGGAAGCTAACCGTGTTTTCTTTTTGAACCCAAAGCTACTTCCATCCAAATATGCAAAGACACCTAAAGCATTGTACGCGGAAGAGTGTCTTAAATTTGTGGCAATCACAAGAGCAAAAGAAGAATTGGTTTACTGTCATATCAATGCGGATATTGACCTCCACAAGTAACAAAACATCGCAAGGCGAAATGACGTTGAAATATTACTTTTAACAAGTATTTACACTTTCCGCCTTGTGATGTAATAATATATTCTTACATTTGCAGCAGCAAAAAAACAACAATTAAATTTTTAGATTATGGGAATTTTAGGATGGATTTGCACGACAGTTATGTTTGTTGCATTGTGCGTTACAGCTCAATCAATGTTCGAAGATTACCTTTCTTACAAGAGTGAAAAATTTGATAACGACGAAGAAGATGAAGAAGATGAAGAAAAAGAAGACTAAACTGTACATCATTGTACCTCATGGGAATGGGAAAGTAACCTTTTTTTCGGCTGACAAGATAGAAGAACTTGTTCCTTTTCTTCCTTCAATGGAAGCGATAAAGACAAACATAAAGCTTCAAGTGGCGAAATGGGAAAGAGATCATTCCTACAAGCCGCAACCGCTTACACTTAGTGTTCCTTTAGATGTTTTTCTGAAAGTGAAAGCTATTACAGGTGGGAAATGGAATGAAATACCTGTCAATCAAGGATGCAACGGTGTTCCTTCGGTAATTTTAATTCCCAGCAAAGATAAAACGGAGGAAGATGAACATAGTTGATGGGATCGTAGGGAATACTTTCATTGCTATAGACAGTGAAAAGCAAGCAATGAGATGCGACCAGATTCAAGAAGAAGGAAAGCTCGCGCTGACTGTTTCTTTAAAAAACTCACATAGATTTGGAAGAAGTCTTTCGGAAGCTATAAAATATGACTACTCTTATGTTGTGGAATGTATTTTGAGCACAGGCGACAGTTTCAGAGCCACAAGCGGACTTCTTTTAATGGATATGTGGGGAGACTGGATTACAGTTCTAAGATCGGAAGGGATACCGCTATTTTCCTATGATTTTCTTGAAGACAGCAAGCAAGCTAAAGACTTTCTTTTCATAGAAAAAGTAAACTTCCTTCCACTGCCGGAAATTATTTTTAATCTTAAAACAGACGACCCTTCCCAAAACTTCGTTGTTCTTCCTAAAGGAAGTGACGGATGTGATTACACAAAAGGGATAGTAGTTCAATCGTTATTTAAACAGTGATAACATGTACTTTGAATCAGTTGTAAATTATTGGACGGATAACCCGGATGGTTTCAAACCTCCAAGAACCCAGGTAAAGAGGCATCTTCTTATTAGAGGTTACACCTATACGGAAGCGGAAGCAATATCTGTAGAATGGGGAACGAAAGAAACAGAAGAGGAAATAAAGATATCTCCTATTCGGGAACTGTTCCTTTATACAGTGATAGAAGATGATTCTGCTGGCAAATTCTTTAAGGTTGATGTTCTTTACCCGGAAGAAACGCCTAAAGGGAAAATCAGAATGCAAAAGGTCTCTTTGATGGTTCAATCCGCGTCAGATGTAGAAGCGATCGAGATCGTAAAAAAGTATTTCGATTTTCTTCCCACAATAAACGAATTAGTAATTAAAACCGTTACACTAACGGAAATCGAAGAATATCTTAAAACAGACGAATAAATGAATGTACTTAGTTTATTTGATGGAATGTCATGCGGACAAATAGCATTAAAGGAATTGAATATTTTCATCGACACTTATTATGCTTCTGAAATAGATAAATTTGCCATTGCACAAACACAACTCAATTTTCCCAATACAATTCAAATAGGTGACGTCAAGAAAGTGAATGTATTGGATTTGCAACCCATTGATTTATTAATAGGGGGGTCTCCTTGCACCAATCTTTCATTTGCAGGGACAAGAAAAGGTCTTTGCACAAAAGAAAATATTGAGATTGTATCACTTGAACAATATCTTGAACTAAAAGAACAAGGTTTTGAATTTGAAGGGCAATCCTATTTATTCTGGGAGTACATGAGAATACTTACGGAAATAAGAGAATACAATCCAAATGTATTATTTCTATTGGAAAATGTAGAAATGGGGAAGAAATGGGAGTCTGTTTTTAATAAAGCCATTGGAACACAAGGAATCCATATTAATTCATCTCTTGTATCTGCTCAAAACAGAAGAAGGATTTATTGGACAAACATAGATGGCGGGAACATTTCGCAACCTAAAGATAAAGGATTGTTTTTAAGAGATATATTGGAAGATGAAGTGGATGAACACTTCTTTCTTTCTGAAAAGGCCCTTAAAGGGATCGAACTTCACAAAGAAAGAAACAAAGAAAAGAAAAACGGGTTCGGTGCAGACATAAGAAAACCTTCTGACAAATCCCAAACCATACGAGTAGGTGGAAAAGGCGTATATGATTTGGTAAGTATTCCTTCAAGAAAAGTAATCCAGTTGAACAAAACAAATGAATTTGGGAAACAACCAAGACAACAGAACAGTATATATGATCCACAAGGAATATCCCCTGCGGTTTTGACAAACATGAGTTGTGGGAGTCATGCTGTGTTAGATAATTTCTGCATACGAAGACTTACTCCTACTGAATGCGCAAGATTGCAAACCATTCCTAAGTGGTACAAATGGCAATGCAGCAACACTCAACAATACAAGATGCTGGGTAACGGCTGGACAGTAGAAGTTATAAAGCATATATTCGGTTATATGATAGAATAAAAACAGTTTTGTATTTTCCATAGTAATTTAAGTTAGATGATTCGCAAGGGAAAGATGGTTTGGGAAAATAATCTTTCCCGATTTTTAACTACATAAAACTATATCAATATGAGCAAAAGAAATACAAAGTTTCAAAAGTTGGCGTTGCTTATTAATTCAATAGATCGCCCTTTTGAGTTTTACGACCTTGCAAAACATACTTTGTTCTTTGCTGGCACGCTTAGAAAAACAATTTCCTATCTTTGTAAGGCAGGATACATCGAAAGGATTGAAAGAGGACGTTACAAACGATCCAAAACGATACCGGACGATATGAAGATCATAGATTTAGAGAAAATGGCTTATAAACGAGAATAATATGAATTTGGTAACAATAATACTTTCAGCTATAGTAGTGCTCCTACTGGTTGCTGTTATCATCCTTTGGGTCAGGGTCAGGAATTTAAAGGATCATTTGCTTTATATCAATTCCAGAATTGACTCTGTAAGGCTTAACTACCTACTGGGGATAAGGAACAATTTAATTACATCTGAAAGATTTGAAGATGTAGAATATATCAATGAATTGATAAAAGATGAATTTGATGTAGAAGATTTTGAAAAATTTTCAATAGATAATTTGATTAACATATTGTAAATTAATTGGTTAGTTATGGAAATAAAAGTAAAAAGAATTACACCTATTGATTATCCATACACAATAGGGAAAATGTATATTGATGGAGAGTATTTTTGTGATACTCTGGAAGATAAGAACAGAGGTTTATCGCAAAATATGTCAGAAGAAGAAATAAAATCAAAAAAAGTGTACGGACAAACCGCCATCCCTACTGGTAGATATAAAATTCTTATGAATGTAGTGTCGCCTAAATTCAGTAAAAAACAGTTTTATATGGATGTCTGTAAAGGTAAAGTTCCCAGGTTGGAAGGAGTAAAAGGATTCTCTGGAATTTTATTGCATTGCGCCGCGACAGCCGACAATGTGGAAGGTTGCATAGGCATAGGGTACAACACTATCAAAGGACAGCTTACCAATAGTAAAGAAGCATTTGAAAAGGTGTACAAAAAACTTTCTTCTACTGATGAAAAAATTTATATTACAATATCATGAAGGAAGATTTATAAAAGGTGTTCCTTCCAATCTGTGTGCTGACGAAAGAGCTAAAATCATCCAAAAAGTTATTGAAGCGAAAAAGAAATCTCCTGGGTACATTGGAGATTTGAAAACAAAGTATCCTTATATCTACAACTCATGGAGAAGTGTAAACTATACAGAAAAAGGCAAAAAAGCTGGTGTTTGCGAAAGATGGAAATCTTTTAAATTGTTTTTAGAAGATTCTCTTTTGACATATAAAGAAGGGTATGTCTTTAGAAGAAAAGACGTACATAAACCTTTTTGTCCTGACAACGCTATTTGGGTATCTAAAGAAGAATATCAATATTTTGCAATAAAGACAATTGTGTTATTATTGAATATAATGGAAAATCTTTATCAATAAAAGAATGGGCAGAGTTAAACGATAGGAGTGTTACTGCCATAAGAAATATGTATTATAAACGTTATTTAAAAGGCAAATGTTCTATTGAAAAAGTGTTATTTGGTGATTTGAAAGAATTTAAGACAGATAAATCACCAAAAGACTATAAAACTGTATATAGTCCAAAAACAAAAGCCTCTAAAATGATTAGAGAGTATAAGGTTAAAGACAAAAAGATAGGTTTCACAGGCAAAGAATGTGACATAACACCTCAATATATTCTTCAAAATATATTTGGACAAAAATGTAATTATTGTGGAACAACTGAAAATGTTGGTTGCGATAGAATAGATAATTCCAAGCCTCATACAATATCTAACATTATACCAGCTTGCGCTGAATGCAACTTTATTAGAGGAAATAGATTTTCTGTTGAAGAAATGAAACTGATTGGAGAAACAATCAGACTAATTAAAGCCAACAGAGAAAAGTCTAAGTAAAATACCCGTATAATTATAGTGCAAAAGTATAAATTCAAGTTATTAACCTATTAACCGGAAAGGAGGTGAGAAAGAAAGACTATCCTAATTTATCATATCAATAAAGTTCGTTTTTAATAAAGGAGGAAGCCGAAAATCCTTAATAGAGTAGGCATCTAACATTCTCGTTGTTAGTAAATTACGTTAATTATGAAAGGGAACTTTGAACCAGAAACAATCAAGTCGGTTCTCTGCTCCCTTTCTCTTTGTTTAAACAAAATATTTAAAGTATGTATAACGAAAAGAAGAAGCCCATTTCATTTTCTGTCCTTGCGACCCAGGCAAAAGAAACAATGCCTATCCGAAAAGACACTGCAAAAGTAATGACAATCCCTAAAGATTCCAAATACCCTGAACTACATGGAGAATTGTTCTTGGGATAGACTGCTTTAATCATAAGCTCTGAAAACTGTTTTCCTGTTTGGAAGGATGGAAGGATCAAACCTTGCTTTCAGTCTAAACAGGATTTCTTTTTGTAGTGTTGATTCTTGCATTTTCATTTTTATCCTTGTTCCTCTGTAATCGCACAATATCCATTCCTGACCTTCCCTTTTTAGAAGAGACAGACTTGCCCTTAACCCTGTGTTCACAAGAAAAACCTTTACAGAAGGACTTATTTTTACCTTTCCTCCTTTTTCTATTCTTGCAAGATACCTTTTAAGTTCCGGTAGCAACTTCTTTCTTCCGTCATTCTCCTGGTTCTGTCCTTCCAAAAGTTTTATACCCCTTTCCAGCCATTGTAATTTCCTTCCTATTTCGTCCTCTTCCATTTCCTTTAGCTTGGACTTCACATTTCTGTCTGTAATGGGTGTAATAGGAAGTCCTCCCCAATAGAAACCGTTTTTGGGACATAGCTCGTTAAACCTTTTTAGACGGTTTAGGTACATGTTTATTTTCCTATCCTTAATGGTCATTTCCTATTTGAGTTTAAGAGCTTTTAAGCGTTCTTTTACAGATAATTTCACTTCATCATCCAAATAGGTAGCCTCTTGTACTTCATAAGGTGACATTTCATCCAGGAACTTTTGGTTTTGCTGTTCAAGTTCGTCCCAATTGGCAGCACGAATAAGGTCGCCCGGTAGCATGATCTTTTCTCTTCCGAGGATCATCTTATTAAAGCCGTTGAAGTCCTTGTAATAACTTGTGGCAAGCTGATGTACCAATACTGCAGGATCAAGACCGGATTTGGCAGCGACAAGACCAATTATAATCGAATTGATGGGAAGTGTACGGAACACACGTGAAACGTTTTCCTGTCCATGCAATGTGGCCGTAATATCTATCTTTCCGTCCACAGTCAGTTTTAGTTCGTTTCCCTTTACTTCTTTCCTGGCTTGCTCAAGCATATTCCTTATTTCCCTTTCAAATATCAATGCCTTATCCTCTAAACCTTCTTCCAAGTATTTATGATACCTTCCCTGTAGGTCTATGATAATGGAATTGATAATCTGTAATCTCCCGGCTTCCGTTGCGACCTTGTATTGGTTGGATGAAGCAAGAAACACTGCGCGCTTACTTTCTATTTCTGCTTTTTTTCTTGCAAAGATGGACAGAAGTTCCTTTTGCGTCAGATTGATCTTCTTTTCCTGTTTTAGGATTTTCTGGACATCTTCAACACCGTTCATTTCCCCAAATAGTTTCACAATATAGGAAAGGATATCGGGCGTAACAGACGAAAGCATTTCTTTCCTATAAATATCGTTGAAAACTGCTTTTTTTGTCCTTATATCCTCTACGAGAGGCATTATATATATTTCCTTTTGCCGTTGTGCCTTTTCTGCTGCTGCTTTCGCTCCTCCATGTCGGATAACAAAACCTTTTGCGGAATAACTTTTAAGATCGGCCGTAAACTCTTCCCCTTGACTACCTTCAAAAACAAAAAACCTTTTGGACGATTCCGACAAGGCTCTTTCTGCCATTTCAAGAGCAACAAAGGCGTCCTTTAACTCTTTAGATGCCGTTTGAATCACTTCCGGCGCATTCTCCATTATTTCGAGAAAGTCTTTTTGTCCTATTTGGGGGAACGACTTTAATTCCTGATTAATTTTCTGTTTCTTCATTGTTCAAATCCTCCAAGTTTGATTTTGCGATTTCCGCGCTGTTGAACTGAAAACATTCCGACTTGTCAATATAGGGACATTCGTTTATAAATTTGCAACCTTCGCACTGAACAGAAGGCTTGCTAACAGACTTTTGTAACTTCATATTGGTAAATTTTTAATGTTTTGTTTCTGGCAAAGTTACAACAAAAGAGAAACAAAACAAGTCCCTGCCTATACATCACGTACCAGCAGGGACAACAACTAAACTAATTACTAATAATAACATAAACTAACATCACGTCAAAGGTGGTTTTCTACTTTGTTAAGGTAAAGATAGTTATTCTTACCGAACTTCCGGGTAAAATGCCATTTGTTTTAATTGATACATCTTTAATCTTTTCCCGTTCTCTATTTTATATCCGACATATATCAATTTGTATATGAACTGATAAAAGTTACCCGGCAAGAACTTTTGCTTTTGAGGTTTTAATATGTTTTTGACAAAATAACCCTTATAGAAAAACCCTTGTATTCTTTCTGAATCACTAAGCAAAAGTGTTTTCACAATATCTGTTTTTTTATCCAGATAGAAACAATGCTCACATGTACTATACTTCCATGTAGTAAACTTTACTCCGTCTTTAGAAACATAGCGTAAAGTTTTGCCTTTCCTTGTGTCCATGTATTTTACATTTCTTTTAAAACGCTTTGTAAAATACTTTCTCCATCAAACTGGCATTCTATCCTTTCCCCATCATCACAAGAAACAACGATTTTCCCTATTTCGTCATACAAGACAATGCTTTGTATATTCTTTGCCGTTCCTATATCTCCATTTACGACATACGTCATTGAACTTAAACCAAGAGAAACAAGTTCCAACATATCGTCTGTGTATTGCATGGTAGGTTTTGTTCCCTTTGCTTTACTTCTTTCCTTGTCATTTAAAGAACTTTCTTCCCCACTTTGGACAGGTGATACTGTTTTACTTTCTTCTTGCTTCAAAACCTTGCTTTTTTGTTCTGAAACAGTATCGTTCTCTATTTTAGTTAGTTTATTCGGTTTGTTAGCGATAATGTTATATTTATCAAAATATTTATTGATATCCTCTACACACATACAAAAGCATATATCAACTACTTTTGTTCCAAAGGATAGTTTCCTTTTGTCAAAATATAAATTACCGTTCCAATTGTCTACACATTTTAAAACAGTATCAAATATATAAAAATAATTGCCTGAAAATTCACTACTTTCTTTCAACTCAAAAGAAAATTCAGAAAATTTGTAATTATTGTCTATACAATATGCCTCGTTACATGCAATTACTTTTATTTCCTTTGACCCCTCAATAACCTGTAACATAAAGTAAGACAAACCAAAATTATTACATACTTTTTGCTGTGTCTTAATGCAATTTATAAACGCTTTTGTATCTTTCAAACAAATAGTCATTTCTTTATATAATTGCGGATAGACAGATTTGTAATTTAAGAATCTATCTTGTTTTTGGAAGGAATAAGAAATAATTTTATTTGTAGTTGTATTTTTTACCGTAACTTTATACGTTGTTTCTTCTTCTTCTTCATATTCAAGTTTTTGTTTTTCTTCGATAACTGTAAATTCACAATTACCAGAACCAATACTTTTAAGTATGTCAAACGGTATTAATATATCTTTAGTTTCACCTAAAACATTTTGAACGGTGACTTTTTTTGCTTTCAATACGAAACAATTTGTTACATATATTGTACTATCTGTTAGTGACAAATGTACTGTATTTTCTGTGTATCTATTTGCAATATCTTTTTTCTCTGTTTTTACAGAGGTCAAAGATTTAATTACTTCTTTACTTAATTCTACTTCAAAAGAAGTCGCTTTTTGTCCTTCTTTTACCTCTACTTCTTTGGTAAATTCTAATTTATCTTTTGCGCCGGATAACTTTTTAAACCTTTCCAGATATTCAAACACTTTGATAATATCAAAACTACATTTAAAATTCTCCTTTTCTATAGAAACAACGTTATTAGTAACACGGCAAAGGTAAGATACCATATATTTTTCTGGTATATTTATTCCTGTATAATACGGTGACTTTCTAATTTTTTCTGCACAGCTAAAGGGGTCAAATGTTTTTAGTTTCCCTTGCTTTGTTGCTTCTACATTCTTTTCAATAAAAGCATAAATATCTTTTATTGTGTACGTTCCTGGATCAGCGTTTTTAAAAAGTTCTTGAAAATAAACTTTTGCAATAGCAAACAGTTCTACAAAAATATCCATAAATAAAGTATCTGTGTTATTATTAGTTGCTTTCATAATTTTTATATTTTTAAATTGTTGATAATTAGTTATTTATATTTATTGGTAGGGATAGTTTTTATTCTATCCCTTTATCGTCATTCACTACGTTGATATCTTCCGGTAGTATATCTGCACAAACAAAATCGTTAATCAAATCGGACGGAATCTTTTTATAACAATCCGAATAATTAAAACAAAGTTTGTTACTATGATCGTAAAAAATTACATTGCTCCAGCTTATACCAAAAGAAACAACCGCTTTTTTTATTTCATATTCTTTTTGTGCTTTTGCAATAGCTTTGTTTCTTTCATCTTCAATTTCTTTTAGTTCCTTTTGTTTTTGCTCTTCTTTTCTTGCTTTGTCCCTTAATTCCTTTTGCGCATCAGATGCGTATCCTAATTGATACAAATTCTCCAACACTTCGCATTCTTTTTCTGGGAATTGCTTAAAAACTCTATCTTTATTTTCAATTTTTAATTTGCTGTTCCTTCTTTTCTCTATTTCCCGGATAGCTTCGTTTGCTAAATTTCCCCAATTTTCGGCAACACCCAAACGAAAAACCAAATAATAAAATAAATCTTTATTATCTGAAGCGTTACGTAAAATTTCAATTGCTTTTATATCGGAAATATTGTACATTTCCGATATTTCCCGGTCTGTTTTTCCTTCATTGATATGATAACGAATATTATCTATATACATTGGTTGCCCTAAATGGTTGCAAGTATGCAGCTTTTCAAACATAGAAAGTTCAGGTTTGAAATGGCTGATAATGTCACCTATTGCGCCGGAAATGTATTTATAATAACGCCCGTTGTTCTTTTTTATCTTAATGCTTCCGGTAAATGAAAAGGTTAAATGTCCATTTTTGCACCCGTCATCTAATTTTATTAGATAATCAAATTCATAGCTACCAGGATATAAAATTTGATTGCCTATTTTAATTTCTTCTCTAAGAAATTTATAAAACAATCCGGAAAAACTGATACAATTTACTAATGATTTGATCTCATTGTTGTTAGTTGTAGTTGTCATAATGTTTAATGCGTTTTGTCAAGGTTTGCGCACCTTGTTTAAAAATTAATTTAGTTAGTTGTTTTATTAATAAGTTAAAATTTGTACTTTGTAGCCGTCGTTCCTGGAAAACTGATATATTTCGCTTGCTTCTTCTATATATTCGCTTTCCGTTATGTCCGGACACCCTTCGCTTTCATATCTATATTATTTTATAAGATAATAATCATTTGAATATTTTAGAAAAGCTATTATATCGCTTTCCGTCCAAAATTCCATAAAATCTGACTTGCTTTGAGTGTTAGAACGGTATTTGTTAATCAAATTACCGCATTCATAAACTCGAATAGTATAGGTGCGTTTGCTTCTATTTACTTTAATAGTGTAAGTTCTTTTCGCTTCCATGATTGTAATTATTTTTAGTTGTTATTATT